AACTTTTGGCCTTTCAACACATTTTCCTGTTTTTATTTCTGCATTAACTGAACTATTAACTATAGCTTTTACCTGTGTTTTATAAATTTCACATTGATATTTTTCTGGAAATGGGCCTATTACAGCTTTTTCTTCCACAGGTATATTCATAGGAGAAAGTGTAAGAAAAGCTATGACTGATACATAATAAAACATTTAAATTAAACTTTCTCTTTCTATCATTTCTTTCCAATTTTTTTTAATAGTTTCTGTCCATAAAGCATTAGCTATTGACTGTACTGATGCGTCTTCTCCACTTATATCTGTATCTGTATGTACCCAACTACCATCAGAATTTTTAACAGATGAATATGGAACAATAGAATGTCTATGTGGAACTCTTGAAATTTCAACACTATCTTCTTTAACAATAGTATCTACTCTTACAGATATTGCTCCGCTAGTTGGATTTGAATCAATTTGAAAAATTTCAGTTTCTTTTGTAATAGCCATATTATTATTTCCTAAGTTTTATATATTCCACTAAAGTATAACCACATTGCACCAGTTGCGTTATGTTGAGTTTCTGACCATCCTGCTGCTGTTTTTGATTGGTAGAAAGCTACATCACTTGCTTGAAAAAATGGAGAGATATTTGTTGTTCCACTCGCTATGGTTGCTCCGGTATGAACCGACATATTTCCACTCATCTGGTTGGCCGGGCTGGGTGTGAAAGGTAATCCTGTAATTCTAATACCTCCAGCAGCCCCTGTGGTATTCACACCAGCAAAAGCAGCAGTAACATAAACAAGATTACCTATTTTAGTATAATTACCTGTAACTGTAACAGCACTACTTGGATCTGATGTACTTCCTTCTAATGCTGCAGTCCAAGTGCCTTCTTCATAATCATCGAGAAGATTAGCTGCTGTGGCTGATGTAACTCCTAAATATACACCTTTATTTGCAGTTCCAAAAAATAGGTTACCACCAGTAATTTCAATATCACTTTGACCTGTTGCAACTTCTAACACTGCAGTGTCGTCGTCTCGTTTTAAAGTTATGTCATTTGTCGAGCCTTGTCCTGTAATTATAATTCCTTCTGTACTTGTGTAACCTATTGCTGCATCATCACCTGATGCTGTATCACCAGTTACATTAAGTGTACCACTTGCAATTATATCTCCTGCTACTGATACACCTGTTCCTATAGTTTTTAATCTGGCAGTATTATCATTGTATAATTCAACAGCACCATCAGTAGTAAAAGTTGCTTTAGTTTCTGAACCATCTGAGTTTTGAATATATAATGTATTATCTCCCCTAATATATAAATCTCCAGAACCAGAATCATCAATAAAACTATTATTTCCATTATGATAAATTTTTAAATCATCACTTGTACCTAATTTAATTTGGTCATTATCTTGCATATCAAGATCATTATTAAGAGTCATTACTCCTGCAACAGATACAGTACTTTGTAAATGTGTAGCCCCTACAACTGTTACAGTAGATGCAAAGTGTGAAGCCCCACCTACACTCAATGTTGATGCTAGGCTAACTGCACCTGTTACACTCAGAGTTCCACCTACTGATACATTTCCACCTACAGCTAAGTTACCTGATACAGATACATCACCATCGTAGGTAATCCCACCTGCAGCAAAAAATGTACCACCTACTGATACATTACCAGCTACATCTAAATTACCACTTACAGATACACTATCTTCAAAGATTGCTGAACCAGCTATTGTTACTGTAGAATTAAGTTGTGTTGCTCCACCTACAACTAATGCACCAGAAACTGATACATCATCTTCAAACTCTGCTTTACCTGTAATATTACTTGTACCACCTACTGATACATTACCAGCTACATCTAAAGTTGACCCTAAACTTGTAGCTCCTGCTATAGTTGTAGTACCACCAATGTTTACATTGCCTGATACTGATACACTATCTTTAAATGTTCCAGCACCTGCTACTGTTACTGTTGATAGAAAACTAGATGCACCACCTACACTTAATGTTGATGCTAAACTTACTGCACCTCCTATAGTTGTAGTACCACCAATATTTACATTGCCTGATACTGATACATCATCTTCAAACTCTGCTTTACCTGTAATATTACTTGTACCACCTATAGATGTATTACCTGTAACATCTAATGTACCACCTACTGTTACATTGCTCTTCAAAGCTGCTGCACCTACTACCGTTACAGTAGAAGCAAAAGTAGCTGCACCTCCTACTGAAGCAGTGCTTTGTAAATGAGTAGCACCTACAATAGTTGTAGTTCCTCCTACTATTAAATTACCTGATACAGAGACATCATCTTCAAATTCTGCTTTACCTGTAATATTACTTGTACCACCTACTGATACATTGCCACTTGCTGCTAAGTTACCACTTACAGATACACCATCATTAAATACAGCACTACCTACAAAGTTAGATGTTCCACTAACAGATAATAAACCACCTACATGTACAAATCCAGATACAGATACATTATCAACAATACCAACAGAAGCTGCTACATTAGTTAGATTTGAACCATCACCATAATAGTAAGCTGCTGTTACATTACCACCTATACAAGCATTACCACCTATAATAATATTACCACTTACCGATACATCATCTTCAAAGGTAGCTTTACCTACAGCTTTAAGTAGACCACCAACACAAGCAGATGTTGCTACATCAAGTCTTCCACTTACTGATACATCATTTTTAAACTCTGCTTTACCAGTAAATGTAGAAGCACCAAGAGCTTTAAATGTACCACTTACTGATACATTATTATCAAATGTAGCAGCACCTTCTACTGTAACTGTAGACTTAAATGTAGCTGCACCAACAGCCGTTACAGTGCTTTGAAGCTGTGTTGCTCCTGATACTGTTACTGTAGAACCAAACTGTGCAGCACCACCAACTGATACAGCAGCTTGTAAATGTGTAGCTCCTACAATAGTTGTAGTACCACTAACATATAGATTACCACCTACTGTTGCATTACTTACTGATATATTACCTGCAATTGTAGCAGTAACACCTGTAATATTAGAACCATCTCCATAGAATGCAGATGCACAAACTTTATCATCAACATGAAGATTACCATCAAGAGATGTGTCTCCTGTTACAGCAAGAGTTCCTGTAAACTTGGCTGCACCAGTAGCAAGTTGGAAAGAACTATCAGTGCCATCACCAGTTTCAATAGTAGTCAAGCCAGCACTAACACCACTATTAGTACTTACTCCTAATCTAAGGAGTTGCTTATAAGTATTTGATATTAATTTTCCTGTTAATTCTGTCATATTGTATTCCACCAGTTGTCAGTGTCTTCCCATTTGGTTGTTGCTTGTTGCCATGTAAGACCTCTACCACCATCATCAGGTCTTGGGTCACGTATAGCAGGGTTATCTCGTACATCGGGTACTTTATTTTGTGGGTGATTTTCTAAGTCATACTGTCCTTCAAAACAATCTGGACATGTTATCATGTGATAACTATTTAAACGCATTACTCTATGTGGATATACAAATCCACATGTATCACACATTGCTAATGCATTTTTATTACTTGCCATTATACATACCTTAATTTTGGAACAACCTTCATAGTTGCTCTTTCTCTATCTTCCTGCATAGCTCTTGCAAGTGTTTCTTCATAGTTTGTTTTTAACATTGTTATTCTACCAGCTTCTACACCCGGACGTTTCATTGACATGTAATATGCTAGGCCACATGTAAGACAAGGTAAAAACCTTTTAGGTAAATCAGCATTCTGTCCTGCTGACTTATCTACGTCTTGTAGTTCACTAATAACTTCTATCTTTATAACATCAGTAGAATTTTCAGGTATAGGCCATAAAGAAAGAACAGGATTAGCTCTACCTCTACGTATTGAATACTGAGAAGGTCTTCCTGTCTGTGTTTTGTTTGGTATTAATAAATATTCTTCAGGAGATATACGTTCTAGTTGTAAGTCTGTATCATCTCTATTGAGTACAACTTCAAGAGCATCTACTGTAGAAGAAGATAAATCATAGGCTGTCGTGCTTGCAGCAACAGTTACAGAAGAAACAGAAGTACTCCAGAGAAGAACACCTCTATTTTGCCAATCCTTTAACATAAGATTTATAGAACGTCTAGCAGATGCAGGTTCATGACCAAGGGTTTGCTCTCCCCCAATCATTTCCATTGCTTCCTGTATTACTTCATCTATGTCAAGATTAAAATTATATGTACCTGATACTGCCATTATTTCCTATACCTTGCTGTTTTCTTAGCTATTCTTTTTGGCTGCTTCACGAACTGCTTCCCTGCAGCAGTCCCTTTTCTCTTTGCTCTGGTGGTCGCTGCATATTCCTTTGAGGATAATGCCTTGATTGCTTTTGTTGGAAGATACCGTTCTCCTGTCTTGCTGCTTGGTTTGCCTGACTTGGTTCTCCATTTTTGTTTACTCCATTTAGAAAGTTTATTACTTGGTTTTTTCTTACCTGAGTAAGTACCACCAGCATCTTTATAATACTTAGTTGCTAGTTGCATTGCCCTTGCTGAATGTTTACCACCCATCTTAGCCTTGGCTCGAGCTTTAGCAGCAGCCCATTTCTTAGGGTCACGCTTCTTGGCTATTGCCATTATCGTCCTACTTTCTTCATTGCCTCTTTATGAGCAGCACCAAAAGTTTTTCCTTTTCGCATTGCTGCTTTCATACTAGCCATATGTTTAACAGTATGATGTTTAGCATGTCTTTGTAGAGTTTGCTTTTGTCTCATTGTAAGAGGTTTAGAAGTTGTTTTCTTAGGCATTAACACCTCCACCTTTTTCTAGCTTGTCTTAATCTACTGTTAGGATTCTTAGCAGCCTTGGGAAACTTCTTCATTTGCCCTGCTGATCTAGCACAATATGATTTACGTCTTGCTGCACGTTTACCAGTAGGTTTTTTTTCAGTAACAGCAGTCTTTAATTTAGAACCGGGATTTTTACGTCTATATGCAGCTACACCTTTCTTGGTCATACCAGCACCAGACTTGGTAGGACGTTTATGACCACCACCTATGGTCAGTCCTTTCATACCTGTCCCTTTTCTTTTTGTTTTACGTGCCGCCACTATATTGCTCTTGGTTCATAATTATAAGGATTCCGTTCTGTTATAGAACCCCCTTTTTTAAAAGGGATTATTTTATCTCCTTTAGTTTTAACCACCATTGGTGTTTTTGGTTTTTTAGTTTTACCCGTCTTATCAGCTAAAGCATCTTCTATCATTTTTTTTTCTTTTTTAAAGTCAGATGGTTTAGCTCTTATTGCTCCTCTAGCAAATACAAGAGGACCAACTTGTATAACTTCTTCAGCACTTTTTAAAGGTGATCCTGATAATTTATTATAAAAATAACTTGTTCTATAGGGATTCATACCAACTTGTACCCATTCACTTTTATCTTTAGGATCAATATATTTATTACCCTTTTTATTGGCTAAAATTCTTTCTGCTCTTTTAGCCGTTAAACTATCATCTACATTTTTCCAATCACCATGTATTCTAGCAATCGTTCCTTTATTTGCTCCACCTTTTGCTTTTGTTTTTGCTATATTTAATGCTCCTTTTGCAGCAGATTTAAATTCTACATTATTAAGTGTTGCTGTTTTACCATATCCTATGGCTTTTCCACCATCTTTTATTCCATCATGTATAGATACAACCCACTGATTATAATTATCATATGCTGGTATATCTAGACGAGAAGCAACTCTTGTTCCATTTTTTAGTTTTTTATTTAAATTTATAATACCTGTTTCAACTTGAGGTTTTTTTAAAGCACCTATTATATTTTCAAAAGAAGGAACTTCAACCATGTTTTCTATTGGTTTAATAGGTAAATCTCTTTTTACAATATTTCTAAATTCTTTAGAAGTAATTTCTCCTTTGTCTAGTTTTACAGCAGCTTCACTAACTGAATCTTTTTGTTTTTGTTTGTTTGCTAATTTATTTTCAGCTTTCCAAGCAGCTTGATACTCATCTAAATTATTAAGCAAAGAACGTAAACCCTTATATCCACTTTTTCCTATTGTATAACCAGCAACAGTTCCACCCGGACCGCCAATACTACCAGCAAGTCCTCCAATAAGTCCTAATAGTTCCGCAAGAACATCTGCACCACCTTCACTACCACGTTTACGAACACCAGTAACAAAACCTGAACCGGGAAGCATTTCTGCAATAGGTTTAACAACACTTGCTGCTCCTTCTAAACTTTGAAGTCCTACCTCTGGTAATTTTCTTGCAGGTAAAGTAGGTTCAGAAGTTCCAACTTCAGCAGGTGGCATATAATCAAGTGGTATATTAATACGTCCTCTAGCCATTTTAATCTTTCATGTTACTTTTTCTGCGCTTTGCTGCCATAAGTATACTTATACTTTTCTTTTAAATAATGCGTAAGTTCTTTCCAATATTCATCAAAACAATCAAAATCTTCTTTTAAAGGTTTAACACAACTATGGTCTACTAAACTATAATCATCTTCTCCTGCTTCTACAGATTGTTTATATCGTTTTAAAAACTCTGCACCGATCATTAAAATCCTCTGAGTGCGGCTCCTTGACCACGAAGACAAATACGTTTCTTTGATTTAGTTTTCTTTTTCTTCATCTTCTTTTTAATGCTACCACCCTTTTTCAAATCATATCCTTCTATATAATTATCAAGGGGTATCTCAGCATCTGCAAAAGCTTCTTCAGTACCTACTATATCTCCAGTGACACTTTTAAAAATTTTATTATCAAGTCCGGGCATCTCCTTTTTCTTACCAAATGCACCAGCTAAAGCTTTACCAAATTTAGCTATAGAATCACTTTGTTTTCTTTTTCTAAACTTAGGAGAAACTCCTGTACGAACTTTACCTATATCTGGTATTTTTAAAGGTGCTTGTCTTCTAGCTTTAGATAATAATTTCTTTTTTCTATAATCAAAAGAACGTCTTTTATTTTTAGATTTAGGTTCAAGCATAATTAACTTTCTACTTTAAAAGCTTTACCTTGTTCATAATCTTCATCAACCACAACATCTTGGGGTGGACCTTTTACATCTGGTCCTTTTCGTGCTGCCCCATACCCTTGTCCTGTAGGTCTGCCTACAATCTCATCTAGGTTATGAGGACGTTTAATAAGAGTATGGGGTCCAGCCATTTTATTTCTCCTTCTTATATTTTCTATAGATAAACCATGCACCTATACAAATAGCTGCAATAATTGCTATACCTATTCCAAGACTACTATCTTCTTGTACAGGTTTTGTTTCTACTTTAGCAGGTTGTTCTACAACTGCTACGGTTTTCTTATCCATTATGATCTCCTCTTTCTACCTTTCTTTGCCATTGCTGCCATTTTCTTAGGACCATATTTTTTACGACCTATAAATGCTGCAAGAGCTTTAGGATTTTTTGCTCCACGTTTCTTTAGTTTCGTTGTCAGGGCTTTGAATCTAGCCCCACTCCCTAGTTTTGGTTTACGTTTCTTTGGTGACTTCATGATCTGTTGTCCAGCACTAGACCTATTAATCATAACTATTATCGACTACCTGACCACCCGTCATACGATAAGTAATGGGTCCACCTTTTTTATAACCTTTTATTCTACCACCTGATTTTAATTTATCTATTACACTATAATCTACTGTTACAGAACTATCACTTTTTCCTTCTTTAGGTTTTTTTAATCTTATAGGTTTCTTTTTAGGAAGCGGTGCTTTTGTTGCTTTCTTTTTCTGAACTTTCTTTAAAATTGCTTTTCTACGATCAGCTTCAGTTTGACGTTTATCACCTAAAGAAGGTGCTTTTTTTGATTTCTTTTTAGAATCATACATACTATTAACAAGTACACTACCTCCTACTCCAACTCCTGTTCCAACGGCAAAACCTTCTGCTCGTCTTTTTTTAGTATAATCAGCAACTCTTTTTCTTCCTATTATAGCACTTTGATTTGTTCTGCCTCCTGAAGTAACACCCGGCGCACCCTTTGGTCCTTGATCTGGACTATAATGTAAAGCTTTATCAACTCCTCTTTTAACTTTTTCTTTACCTTTTCCAGCAGCTTTCATTGCTGCTTTCATTCCTGCTTTAATAGTTTTTACACCTTTTGCTATTGCTGGTATAGCTTTAGAAGCTGCACCTCCAATTGGAATAGCCCCTGCTGCTAAACCCATAGCAGTATAGCCAACACCACCTTTAGATTTTTTACGTTGTTTTTCAACTTTAGGCTCTCTTTTTTCAGCACTGGCTTTAGCAGTTTTTAAACCTTTTTTCATTGTCATTATAATGATCCTTGTTGTAAAGTATCAGGACCACCAGCAGGTGATGCAGCAACTGCCATATCATCTTGTCGTGTCCTTCTAGCTTGGTTTCTAAGTGTAGTAACTGCTGCTTGATATTGTGATTGCCATGCAGTAATATTACTCCAATCTTTCATATACATTGTTGCTTCTATCATTGTTGCATAGAATAAAGCATCATAACAATAGTTACTAAAATAATTTTGTGTTGTAACACTTGTTCCTGTAGCCGAAGCAAGAGCTAAAGGTTGTGAAGCTGTTTGTATTTCTCCTGTTACAGTAGAAGCAGGAGTTGGTACAATAAATATAGAAGTGTTATTCTTACGTGCGTAGTAACGAGGTGTACCTGTAGAAGCACTTACAGGCCAGTAGTCATTACAATATTCAATTGTTCTTTGTAACAGATTTGTTTTAATACTAGAGGCACTGGTCGTAAAGTTTACATTACGAACTATACGTACCCTATCTCCAAGACTTACAACTGCATTACCAGCCGTAAGCGTAATAGCAGTATACTCATCCAGACCAGCATCATCAATGTCTTTGGTCAGGCGTATTTCTGCCCTGCTAATGAAATTAGGTATCTCATTAGTAAATTCTGTGCCATCATTTTCAGTCGTATTAATAATGGCTGATTTTAAATCTGCATAGGTTGCCATGATTAACCTACGAATGCAGTTAATACACATCCATCAGTAGGACCAGATACACTCACAACACCATAAACAGGAACACCAAGTTCCCCCATATAAATGTCAGTTGCTTCATTGGCAGCTACCTGAAATTTAATTGCAGTACCTTCTGCTGTTTTATTGGTAATCTGCCTTTGCCCTTTAATTGAATAAGAACCAGCAGCACTTGCTACAGCATGTACAGCTAAAATACGAGTTGTTGTAGGCTGTGGGCTATCACCAGCACCATTACTTCCTACAGTTGTATCATCTTCTACATATGTAAGAACTGCATCACCTGTTGCAATTCCAACTTTAATATTTGTTGTCATGATATCTCCTTATAAGTATGAGAGGAGTAGCACTTGACTACCCCTCTCTACTATAGTTGCATTAGCCAGCGGAACCGAAGAACCCACGCCAATCAGAGACACCGAAGCTATAACGCTCACGGGCTTTGAAACGAAGGTTTCCAGTATCGAAGTCAGGCTCCATCTTGGTCTGAAGCGGAGAACGAATGAACATTTTTGTTCCATTCGGTGCATCAGTTTTAACAAACCACGCATCAGTATCAGTGAAGCGACGGTTGATGAAGTAGCCTTCAGGCACCATACCCATATTACGAACAGCATTGATAGCATTCGTGTTAGGGTTGGCATCTGCTGCACTGGTTCCCGTATTACCGGGGCTGCTGAGTACCTTGTCAGCAACGGCCCAATAGTCAACAGGGATGTGCAAAGAAACAGCACTGGCACCAATCAGAATACCACGATCATCTTTGATCTTCTGAATAGACGTTAGTGCAGTTTCAAGAGTTGCTTCTGATAGGTCAGACGCAGCCAAAAGGTTGGACTGATTACCATCAGAAATAGTTGGGTGAGCCGCAGAGAAGAATGCAGCACCATCACCAATAGTATCAGAGAAACCATTGTTGAAAATGTTTGCAGCTTTCACCTGTTTGGTATTTGCCATTGCTCGTGCAAGACCTTTCGCACGAAGTTTAGCAAACGTATCATACAGATTATCTTCCATTGCTTCTTCAGTGACAGCAAAGGCAAGAGCTACAGTCTCAGCCGTATAACGGGCCGTGTAGCTTTCCTGTGCGTCATCATAAGAAACTGCGGAACCCTCACCTTTAGTAGGTGCAGTACCGAAACCAGTGAAGAGTACTTCTTCTTCAAAGGCACGATCCGAGTTCTCGATTTCAAAGAGAGGCTCATGCTCATTGTTCACCTCTCCATACTCCATTCCAAATACGGCATTAAGACCGGGAAGGAGTTCTTTACTAATACTAGCTCTATTTATAGCCATAATAAATCCTCCCTATTATGCCGAAGAAGCCGTAGCCGTTACGTATCGGTCACGGTGCATATTCAACCAGACTTCTACGATTGGATAAGCATCAGAATCCTTTTCATCAGGATACTTGGCTTTACCAACGACTCGTACTTGTTTTTCGGATTCAGCACCACTTGCACCATCTACGTAATAACTGGATTGACCAGTAGTTGTATTACCAGATGAAGCAGTAGAACTGACGGTTACGTTATAGTTCTTGACAATCGCCAACTCTGCAGCCGACAATGACAAGGATGCTTGAATGTAATAAGTCTGATCAGGATCAGTTATTACAAAAAATTTAATATCCGTGGCACTCGTTCCACCGTTCCAATAACGTGCGAACTTTTGCTCTCCATTTTCAACATATTGACATCCCATGAAAACACCAGAAGGTTTAAGAGTACCTGCAACATATGGTGAAATAGTTGCAAAGTTAGCTCCCGGTAAAACCACAGGGTCGCCAGTAAAAATGTTGTTGGTGGGTGAACCTGCCATGCCAGTTGAAGTCAACGTGATCATGTCGGTTACAGCCTCATTATTATAGGCACCACCTTTTTTACGAGCAGGAATGAAACCACGAAATGCTTTAGTAGTAGACATTGTTTCATCTCCTTAATTAAGAAAAAGACTAGTTCTGAAAAGAAGGTCGCCTTCCTCGTGTTGTTACTGATTTACTTGTGTTGGAGATAGGCATACGAGAATCAGAGTTTTTCATGAGTTGTGCATTAACTGCATCCATCATGTCATTCGCTTTATTCTCATAGAACTTTCTCCTAGCCTTTACCTTACCTGCTGGCATCTTTGCCAAAGCTAAGTCTCCACGACAGACTGTACCAAGGTATCGGCCCTCGTCCCTCACGAAGGACGTAACAGCTAATTCAGGAACTTCATCAGGAGTTACAAAGACCCAACCTGCTTGTTGTTTCTTACCAACATTAGCAATGTCATCTTGACCTTTTAACGATATACGTATCCAACGAAGGGCCATGCCTTCATTATCAAAACGTGCTTGTACCACATCTGGTATGGTGAGGGCATCGGGTTCCTCAAAGGTCCAATCTTCTTCTCTTGTATTCTGTTCTCTCAAACTGTCACTACGTGTTTCATTTCGTGTTGTATTCATTTTGTTCTCCCACGCTACTATTTATAAACATCTGTATACTCACCATCAGCTTTTGCTACTTTAAGCTTTTGGGCCGCATACGTTTCAAGAGGTATATTCCATTTCTCAGCTAATCTCATATCTTCTTGCGTGAGCTTAACTTTGTTTTTAGAACTCGGAGAGGAGCGAGTACTCCCCGATACCACTTGAGCAGGACTTGACGTAGTTTCCTGCACACGTTCTTGAACTTCTCCAAACTTATGTGGAAAAGTATTTTTAATTCTGTTATCAATTTCTTGATAAAATTCATTATCACTTGGATTGTAGCCTTCATTTTTTAATTCTGCATCTATTGCTAATGCAGCAGCAGTCATAACATTATCTTTACCAAACCATTCATTAGATTCTGCCCATTCCTCTGCTTTTGGATCAGCCGCTGGTTGCGGTATTTGTTGTTGCTGTTGTACTGGTTGAGCGACAGGTTGTTGATTCTGACGTTCATAATTAGCTTTAGCATTGGTAACTTGTTTTAAATCATTCTGAGCTTCATTTAACATTTCTTGAGCATTGAGAAGTTTTTCTTTTTCTCCTTCATCAAATGCTTCTAAATAAACTGCTCTTGCCAATGCTATCTTATCTGTTAATTGTTTTTCAGAAATATCAAGAGTATGTTTACTTATATTTTTTACTTCATTTTCTCTAGTCTGAAGTTTTTGTGTTAGTTCTTCATTCTGCTGCATAATAGCAGCTAGTTGCTCTTCTTTTTCTTTTCTTTGTCTAACAAGCTGCCTAATTCTTTTTTGCGCTCCTGAAGTTTCTATCCCCTCTAACTCTTGAGGTTCTTCTTTATCTTCAACTTTAGGTTTTGTTTCTACTTCCTCTACAGCTTTTTCTTCAATTTCATATTCAACTTTATCTTGAGAAGGAATATTAACATCTCCCCAATCTTCATTATCTTTTGCCATTATATTCTCCGTTGTTTACGAGACAAACGCTTTACGTATAAATTAATTACTATACTATTATACCACACTTTTTGCTTCAATGCAAGTTATGTTTATCCTTTTCCTAAATTAAATGTTGGATCAAGGTCTTTTGGATCATCTATTCGCATAATTATTTGATCATCAAAAAGTAATATTAGTCTAACACCTTGATAAAAAAGTTTTGTACCAGCATGTTTTCCATAACATACATAGTCTCCTACACTACACCAAGAACCGTTAGGAAATTTATCTACATCTTTGTAGGCTAACTCACCTAATCCTATTACTTCACCTACTGTTGTGAGATAACTAATATCATCCTTGGTAGAATCTGGTATAAATATACCTCCTTTTGTTTTACTCTTTACCGATACTGGTTTTATTAACACATGAAAGCCCGGTAATACTGGTAAACTTTCAATATCTTTTTCTTCTGCATCAATCCACTCATCGTTTTTTAACGCATTACCCATTTGTACTTGTCTCATCTAATCCTCGTTATACATCCTTTTCTTTACAATTTCAGTTAAATTAGTTCTTGCCCAATCTAAACCTTGTATAGAACCTACAAGTTGTCTATAATGGGCAAAGTCTTCTGCAGCACCATCACCCAATGATGCTTTTAATCTTTCAATTTCATTATTAAACTCTTGAATAATCTCATCCCAAATTTCCATTGAAATTATAACTACTCTTTTCTAGTGCTTTTCTTTGGATTAGGCATCTCATAAGATTCCTTATCCCATTCATTTAAGGCACTACGCATACTACGTCCACCCCAAACATCTTGTTTAAATGGATCACCAAAACCTTTGGAAGTATTCTTTACATGCTCTGGATAACCCTTACCCTTCTTCATCATGAGTCTTCTCCTTTTTTCATTTCTTCAATTGCAATACGTGACAATGTATTAAGTTTAGTATTCTCTATATCTTTATCATCTTTTAATTCTTCAACTTTAAGTTTACCAAGATTATTAAGTGCTGTAATTTCTTTCTTGGATTCTCTATCTGCTTCAGCCTTCTCACGCTTAAAGTTATCAGAAGCACCAGACTCAATCATATCAAGTATCTGTTCATTCTCTTTAAGTTCAAGCTCTTTTGTTTTAAGTTCAAGTTCAGCAGCATTAACAACCGTATCAGATTGTAGTTTCTGTTGTTGTAGTTTAACCTTCTCTTGTTCAAGCATAACAAGCTGCTCTTCTGGTGTAGGTGGTGGTGGCTGTTGATTGGCTTGCATAACTTTCTGTGCAGCCTGTGCCATAGCCATTTCAACAATAGCAGGTTGATCTTGTTGATCCTGTGGAACTTGTTGTAATTCTTGAGATGTAACACCATTCATTTGTTCCTGATACTTCATTACAGAATGTTCTTGTACATTAGATTCAAGAACAGGTTTAATTCTAGCCATAATAGGATTAGCACCATTAGCAGGATCTTGAAGATAAGCCATCTTTACCTGTATATGGGCATCATGATTCTGTGCAGGAAAAGCTGCAATAGGTAAACCTTTGGTTACTGCCATGATATCAGATACAGGATCAAGCGGTTGTGGCTCAATCTTGGGTGGCAATATCTGTTCTAGGTTAGGCATATTGGCTGCATTGAGAATAGTTCTATTGAGTTCCTCAATGTTAAACATTCCCGGTGGGGATTGCTGTGCCATTTGCAGAGCCATATTTGCCAACATCATACGATGAGCATTAGAAGGAATGTTAGGATCAGAGACAGGTATAATATCTACTCGTCCATCAAAGTCAGCTTTAAATATACTACGATCTTCAAATGGTACTTCATATGGATATTCATCTGGTAGATAATCATAATCTATCTGTGCCAGTATTCTAAATTCATCTTTCTGTGACTTGTGTAATCTTTTATGAACTGCAGAGAAGAACTTACTAGAAGCTTCCAGCAATGCCATTGTTGTACCCACGGGTCCATAGGAGGCAGCATCAGAGATAACTTGCTCAGTACTATCCGCAAACTTCTGACCAGCAGCAGTTACGAACCCAAGCATCTGGAAGAGCGTTGAGGAAGGCTCTTTATAGGGCAGGGGAACTATAGCCCTAGATAAATCAATACCAGTTGCTTCGACCTCCTTGAACTCGCCGGGGGCGATAGGATCATTGTCGCCAACCATCCGCACTCCTTTGGCCTTAAATCCTCCCGGTAAATTAGCAAACTGTCCTGCATCAATTAAGGAGCGCATCGCAGCAGTTGCCGACATGGTGAGATTACCAAGGAAATGGATCAGGCCCAATCCATAGAATCCAAAGCCCGGTACAAACCTGTAATGAACGAAATGACTTCGCTTTTCTTTGTTTGGATCGTCCTGCTTGTAGTTTCTACGAATACTTAAAACTTCTCTTGACTGTTCTTCTACAGTCACAATGTAAGGGCATGGCACACCTTCTTCTTCAATATCAAGATAACAATGCTGTTCCAGTATAACATATTGTGGATCAGAATCATATGAAGGTGTAATTCCCAGAATATTATCAATCTTACTTGCAAATCCACTTACTGAAAGCTGTGATGGTGCTGGAAGATCAATATCTTTATAGACACCAGCCATCATATCCAGTTTCATATCTACTGGACTTTTATGTATTACATGTGTATAACGATCTGCATTTCTAAGATCACTTGCGTAGTAAGACACATAGAACTGGTCTATTGGTATAAATTCTGATACAGGTCGCTTTAGTGTTGAACTATAATAAATCTTTTTAAATGCTGAACCTATAAGTGGAAGATGAAAAAGCATTCTTTCAAATTCATCAAAATACTCTGGCATCTGCTCAGTAAGCTGAAAGTTCATAAAGTTCTGAACTCTATTGGACTGCATTTCTTTTTCTGGTGTAGCTGCACCAAGTATCTGAGCCTTGACAGGACCAGAAGAAGGAAATAATTCTTGCGTAGCTTTTGATTGAAACTTAACAGCCGACTCAATTAGAAGAGGATGTACAGCAGTACACGCACCTTGAAATGGTTCTGAGCCTTCTTCCAGTTTTAGACCAAGCAGATCAAAACCTCTCTCAAACATAGACTCCCATTCAGCCCTGCTATCTTTATCTGCATTATAATTTTCTATAACATCAGAAGATATTTCTTGAAGAATTTCTTCATCTATATTTTCACTTAGATCACCATACCACTCACTAATTTCTTGTGAAGGTTCCATCATAGCTTCTTCTGAAGAGAAGTCTACAATAACACCACCATCAGTAGGATCAATCTCAATAGATACATTGGACTGTTCTTCAGGAACCATTGCAATAACATTGGTTTCTGTTTCAGGAATCATATCAAAAGGATTACGTTCTGTTGCCATTATTTAATTCCTATAAAGTACATTGCGTATTCCACCACCACCTTTTGCAAAGGCTTGATCAATTTCTTCTTCATCGTAGTAAGACCAGTTATCATCGTCTTCTTCTTCTTCTTCTATAATAGGCTCTGGTTCTGGTTCTGGTTCTGGAGGAGGTGGGGGAAGTTCATTTCTTACTCCACCAAGCATACCAATAATACCTTCATAAGTTGCTGGATTTCTATCTAATCCATAAATTGAAGCTAGTTGTGCTACATTATAGGGACTAACATTACTGGCACCACCATAATAATCTTCATTAAAAGTATTAATTGCACTGGATGCACCTCCAATATCAACAGGTAAATAGCTTCCCATTGTTTCACGGGCTAAGTTTTTTCTATATTCTGCTAATTCAAAGGGATCTGAAGAAGTAGGAGGAGCAGTCATAGAAGGTCTATTCATTGGAAAATCAGGAACAGTATACTTGCTAGGTTGTCCTAGTTTTTCAAGATATAGTTCCATTGCTGATTTTTCTTTTGCCTGACCACCTTCATTTCTATAAACCATACCACCTGCTGATCTATATTTTAACATATCTTCAACAGCAGCAAGATTTGCTTGACGGCGTTTTTCTTCTTCAATTTCTGCTCTGACTTTTTCTAAAGTATTCCTTCTGCGGTCAGCTTCAGTTTGCCTCGGCCCACCCAAAGGTGAATTAATTCCTCTAACTTCTCTTGCAGAAAGTGATGGTAAATCTAATACATTAACTATATCTTGTATTCTTTGATCTTCAATAGCGGCTCTATTCCTTGCATCTCTTTTATCAGCCTCTGTCTGTATTGCTGTAAACGCAGTATTTGCTCTAACACTATTCATATCAGCTAGTGCATCTCTATATGCTTGAGCATCACGATCAACCAAACCTAAAACATCTGTAGCATATTGATTTGCTGTTGCTACTGCATTTCTATCAGCTTTTTCTTTACTAAGTTGTGCTTGAACTGCTTGTGGTGATACATAACCTTCTGATCCTTTTTCTCCTTTAAGACCATCTCTAAACTCACCAATACCTGCAAGACCTGAAAGATCTTTATCAGAACCAGCTAATCTAGAAAGTGTTTGACTAGTTGAAGGAGTTCTTGAGAATGCACTAACTAAACTATCTTTTGCTTTACCAAAAAGACCACTAATACCACCTAGTTCATCTATAGTTTTACCAAGTTGTATTGTTGGACTAAATTCCATAGCAGCTTTACCTAGTTGTCCACCAAGCGCACTAAACATATCAGGACCAGTATAAGTATAGTTACCAAATTTATCCACAGCTACTTGTGCATCAAGGTCTTTAGCTGCAAGTTCTTTATTTAGTGCCACAGCATCTCTTTGATTTGATATATCAATAGAACGATCAAGCTTATCAAAATATCCTAAGTCTTGTCTTTCATTATATCCAATTAAACCTAAATCTTCTAATTTATCTATTTCTTCCATAGATAAACCTATACCACCATCAATATCACCAATAGCTTGTCCAGATAAATCTGCAGAAGCCATATCTGCAGCAGCTTGTCCAGCACTTGCTTGAGCTTCAGGATTTGCTCCTGCTGCCGCCGCTGCCGCTGCTGCTGCATCTGCTGCTGCCATTGCCTCTGCTGCTTGATCAGCAGTTAAACCAGTATCTTCACCATAACCTTGTGGATCACCTTGTATCCCTTGACCCATAGATGGACCTGCTTTTTCTCCTGTAATTTGACCAAGTTCTGCATCATCCCTATCTCTAGCAGTTTGGGTATTATTACCACCACCTTCACCATCTTCACCATCACCACCAAAGCAGCAATGCTGAAGTTCATATTCATTGAAGTAGTTTAACCACGGCTGTTTAGCAGGGCCATCATTCCACATTTGTTTTTTAAATTCTTTCAACATTGTTCACCCTATTGCTCCCCAACCGTTTAAAATTAACTTTATTTGGTAATCCTAATTCTTTTCTTAGGTTATCCAATCTCTTAATTGCAATACGTGTACCACCAAAAGGACATATCACATCTATCAACCAAAGGTTATCTCCACTATTCCAATCGTGTGGTTGAATCTTTCTTGTTTTATTTTTATAACCTTCTTCAGCTTCTTCTGGTAACATTGCCCAACTTGCATAACAGAGTGGAACTTCTTCATCTACATATATTCTGTATTGGTTTAACTTTAGTGGTGGTATAACCAATCGCTGTATATCTTTTATAGTCCAGTTCTCATGTTTGTTAGACAATGATAATATAAATAATACCTTTTCTAAATCACTTTGATAATCGTGTTGCAATAATCTCTTCTGCCTTTGGTAGTAATCTAATACCACAATATCCAATCATGAATGCTATGGCTGGACCCCAAGTCATATCCAAGGCCCAATGTTTCATTATGGGTGGTATAAACCATTCTGCAGCTATCCACCCTACAATAACTGCTAGACCAACATCTTTAATAGCAGTCCAGTTAAAGTTTTTCTTTGTTAATACATTTGTTAAACCACCCACACCGCTTGATAAAATACAACAAGTCTTTGCGCCTAGCGTTTGAATCAACCACTCCATGACTGCTCTCCTTTTAAACTGTAACCATATACTATCCAATATTTTTATTATACACTATTATACCACACTTTTCGCTTCAATGCAAGTTAAAATGTCCAATAAGTTTTTTTCTTCTCTGTTACTTCGTCATCATAGTGTGGATCATCGGGGTGTGTCAGGTGCCAAGATTCTTTCATATAATGTATTGCCATTGTCATGGCATCCACTTGGTCATCATGGGCCGCATTGGGAAACCTTAGTAATTCTTCTATTAATTCATCTGACCATTTCTTATTATTGGGTATCCACATTCTACCAGCTTCTATAATGGGTGAAGCCGCATATACTCTGGATACCTTATCTCTATCTGGATTATATTCCAGTACAGGTAGTCCACCCCTTCTCATATCCTGTATCAGAGACTGTCCACTTGCCTTCTTCTCCACCATACACACGTCTGGCCTGTGTTCATCATAAAGTTTCTGTGCAAGCTTTCTCAGTTCTGGATATTCAAACCTGCCACGTATGTTTCCCAATAATATCAGGTTAGGTGTAAAATCTTCATATCCCTTTTCATCTTGATTATACATGGAGAAGATACCCCATGTCTGTATGACACTATAATCAGCCGTAGTCTTTGTAGAGAATGCCGTATCATAGGTCTGTATTATGAAGTCACAGGTAGGTGGCTCTTCGTAGTCCCAATGTTTAAGCCATCTCTTTTTTATAATACCTCCTTCTTCTGGTGTGGGGTCTTGCATGTAGAGAGCATTCCAATATCGACTACCATTACTGGCTTTAATCTCGCTCTCGTCCATTTTTAAAATATCATCACTCTTCCATTCGGGAAAGTAACTAGATCCTACAGGTAAGTCAAGCAATTGCGCTGCTTCTTCGTCCACCCATGCAGGTATTCTAATTACTTCCCAAGGGATCGTTTCAAACTCTCCCATATTCTCCTGTTGTTTTAGTAGCCAGCCACATAGATCATCATAATGATACCGTGTATTAATTATAACTATAGAACCATTGGGCATAATACGGGTTCTAAGCCCTGCTGGATACCATTCTTTAATATATTTTCTACCTGATGCACTGATTGCGTCCTCTTCAGACATTACATCGTCCAATATAGCTATATGTGCGCCTCGTCCAGCTATTTGAGAGCGTACACCAGCAGCATAGTAGGTTCCATTTTGATTTGTCTTCCACTTACCAGCAGCTCTTACGTCGCTCCTGAGAGAGACTCCTTTAAAAATTTTTTGGAACTCTTCCGTATTGACAATATCCCTTACAGATCTACCAAAATCACTGGATAACTGGTCACTATGAGAGACAGTCAGTATTTCATGTGCAGGATTTCTACCAATATACCAAGCAGGAAACAATTTTGAGCAGATAACAGACTTTGATGATCGTGGAGGAAGAAAGACCATCAGTCGTTTTGTTTTACCAGACTCTAAATCTTTTAATTTATTAGAAATAAGTTCAATATGTTTACCCATGCGCCAATCAGAGACAAGCATAGGAGCCATCATTCTAACAAATGTGAGAAAATCACTATTAGATTCTTGATTTACTTTAATATCTAGTAAATCTTTTAAGTTAATAAAGGGTTTTAGGTACTCGTTAGTACTTTCTAGTAATTCCATAGGTACTATTATACACTATTTTGTTCTCCAATGCAACTATTAAATTAAAATAATTATAAAAAATATAAATTAAAGTAACTTTAAAGTAACTTTATAGCCGCCCCAAAGGTTTTGAAGAGAAGTCCGTAATTTTTTAAAAATATTTGTCAGTGCTGTTTTATATATATACAGTGGCGGCGAATTTTTCCCCGTGGTATCGCACGAGCCTTTATAATTGCCGAATTTTTAAAAATAAAAGATACCTTATAAATATATATTCCAAACTTTCTAGAAATTCTAGAATAATTACAGAGATAGCCAGTGTATATCGTCCCTTGTGTCTCTGTAATGCCGCACCATGCACCCCAAACCCTAGCAAATCCACCATTATTTTATTTTGTACATTCCCAGAAACTAGCCATTTTATATCAAATATCGACGATATATAGACCAAATTAACCTTGTAAGTCATTGAAAACATTGAACAAAACCCATAATTAACGATCATCATTTACTAAATTATCAAAAACTAAGTCATTGAAAACATTGAATAAATTACACCGATTTGACTATATTTTTCAATTCGGTTACTTTTTAAACATCATCCACTTGATGATACATTTTAAACTTAAAAAAAGGAATTAAGATAATGACCACAACACAAGATCTAGTTACATTCATTAATGCTGGATTAAAAAGAGACTTAAACAATCAAGAAAAAACATTCTTGAAAACTTTGGGATATAAAAAAGAGAAAGGAAAACTAGTCTGGACAACAGAAAGACTAGATGCTACTGAAGAAAACCCCGAAGGAATTGCAAAAGTTACTGGCGATTTAATCATATCAATCAGTGATAAATGTAGCATGAAGAACTGGAGTGATAAAAAAGTAGCGGCCTATGATAAAGAAAATGGCACATGTTACAGCAAGCTATTAAATTTTATTACAGATAAAACGGAAAGAAACACCACTAGATCACTTTATAGGTGGTTTGCTGAAAATTATAACGAGGCAATGGTTGTGCTTTTTGAACGTCACGACGCTAACAAAAAGACAACATCACTTGAAAGTCTCAAAAAGCACACAATTTCAGCTATCAAGAAACTAGAGAAAGAAACTTCAGAGACTTCAGAGACTGCAGAAACTGAAGAGACTGCAGAGATAGTCAAGCCAGCCTCAGAGGAAGAAGATGCAAAGGCTATAATATTGATACTAAAGGATGCTAAAAAGGCTGGCAGAGATACAAAAGCTATTTTGCAAATGATGGGAGACATGTTGAAAGCTGAGAAACTAAACAAATAACAGAATTTAGGGAGTGTTTGCAGACTTCGCAGACACTCCCAAATTTCTAGAATTTCTAGAAACTTGCAACATTAATTTAAATATGTTATAAGTTTGTATAAATTCAAAAATTAGAAAGGATTAAAAATGTCAAATACAATTAATGAAATGATTCTTGAAAATTTTTTCGAGGAATTCCTAGCTAAAGGATTTTCGGAAGAGGATGCTGAGAGGCTCTCTCACGAGAAGATCGAAAATACCCCTACACCTTGGGGTTAAGATAAAAGGATTAATTATAAACTTCTAGAAATTCTAGAAACTTGAAAGGAAAGAAAATGTCAAATTTAAAACCAATCGCAAGCAATATGAAGGAGTTAATTGTTAATGGTGTATCAATTCTATTTAGTTATGAAACACCAGTTGCCGGATGGAATAACGAGGGAGCATTTAGAACTGAGAAAAAGTATTCAGCAACAACAACTAAACATATTAACAAATACTTAGGTGGAAAAGATATAGGCCGCACAGTATCGCAACAATATATCAATAGCCTAGTATCATAATTAGTTTATATATAGGGTAGTATGTGTCAGCATGTACTACCTCAATATGTAAACCAAATAGGACTAAACACAATGGCAAAATCAAAACCGTACTACGGGAATTTTACCCCTAATAAATTGTTAAAAGCTAGGCAAAATTATGATGATATTCATACCGCACCAGATAACACGATAAAAAATTTAGACGGTAATCACATTATAGATAGTCATCAAATTGCTCTAATGCGGCATGACCATTTTACCAAAATGTACAACAAACATAAAAGGGAACAATGGTTTAAAAATAAAGATCATAATAAATGGATAGATAGTACTTGCAATGAATTAAAAAAACTGTTATAAACTTATAGAAATTAAATAATAAATAGGGTTTTCTAGGTATGGTGGGGCGTACTCCTCACAAAACTCATAGGCTGATCACCTTATCGGATGAAATAGTATTCATATTTAGAAAATCCTATCTATTATTTAAGTCTAACAAGTAAATTCTAGGAGATTGCGAAATGCAAAACAAAATTAAAACAATGAAATTTAATCAACAAGAATATAAAGAAATGTACCGAGAGTTTTATCTAGAGGGTAACGTCCAGCCCACAACTAAAGGATTTGGGGAATTTTTAGATTGGCGTAAAAATGTTGAAGCATTATTTAACAATAAGGATTAACACTGAAAGGAAAAAACAATGGCAATAAAAAAACACACAAGAGAAACTAAACAAAAGATATTTGATTTAGTGGATAGTGGTCTAAGTAGACGTGAGGTAGGTGAAATAATGGGCATGACAAAAAATGCTATCATAGGAATAATGCGTGACGCTGGTAAATGTAAGAAAGCAAACTATGCCTATGTATCTTACAAAGTAGATACGATTAATAATAATTATGATAAATCAGTAGCGTTTAATGAACATAAAGAAATAATCTCACAATATGAGATATCTAAAAAAAGATTATTAGCGGTGAATCCATTTGGATATTAAAAAATAATTGTCTTAAAAGGAAAATAAAATGATTATGAAAATATTAAATGGATTTTGTTTTGCAGGTTTAATGCTTGCATCTATTCTAACAATGGCATGCGGCATAACATGGGACACTGGTCAAGTATGGTATGGGCAAGCTATTGCTACATGTTTTATACTAATGTCATTAGTGCTTGCATATGTGGCAATATTAGTGCTAGTATGGAGACATTGATAAACTTCTAGAAATTCTAGAACTTTGAAAGGGTAAAAAAATGTTAGTAAAAGAAGCTAAACAGTTTGGCAACATATCCAAGGGCAACACCAAAATGCCGGGAACTACGTTTGCCATTGATGCATTTGCCTGTAACGTAGGCAGTAAACTTGCAAAGATTGAGGGTACGCCATGCTTCAGTTGCTATGCTCGCAAGTTACAAAAGTTAAGACCTAGTGTAGATCAAGGATGGAAAGCTAACCTTGCTAAATGGCAACAAGCTAACAAATCTAAATGGGTGCAAGCTATGACATTTCAAATTAACCGCTACAATGTAGACGGATACCATAGATGGTTTGATAGTGGCGACTTACAATCATTGGAAATGCTACGCAATATCATAGACGTGGCACTACTAACACCACATATAAAACATTGGCTACCTACACAAGAACGTGGCATAGTGGAAGCATACCGCAAACAATATGGGCAAGAGCCTGATAACCTAGTCATAAGAGTATCCGCCTCAAAAGTAGATGCAAAGACTATGCCTAGATTTGCAAATACATCTATGGTATTTACCAAACATGGCAAGGCATTGGGGAAAGAGTGCAAGGCCAGAACGAGAGGCAATCAATGTGGAGATTGTCGGGCATGCTGGTCAAAAGATGTAGAAGTTATAGCTTACCCGAAGCATTAAAAAAAAAACTAGACAATGTAGTATGAGTAGTGTATAGTAGTATCAGTACACTAAACAAACTTCTAGAAATTCTAGAAACTTGAAAGGAAAAAAAATGATACAGGATAATGTTGAGATTGATGTACTACAAGCACAGCTAGATAGTATACCTGTAGACATTGAGTTGATAGCAGTTAAAAACTCAAGACAAATACAAGTAATATTGGAAGGTCAAGTGTATAAAACTTTTCCATCTGTCTCAGCATTTAAACAAACATTGAGAAACACTTTTGATATTGTAGAAAAAAGTAGAAAGGATAGAAGATAATGAGTAACCAACACAACGACGCTATTAAAGAGATGTTGTTTGAAGCGGCAATGACTTCATTAGTCTCCAATGGTGCGCCAGATAATGAAGACACAGAACTAAAAGCTGTTAAAATTGTAGCCCAACAATGGGAAAACTACAGAGAAGGGGAATAAAATGAGAAAGAAAAATCCATTTGGTAAAAGTACCACCCAAGATAAACCCTACGCCATATATGAAGATGGGCATGGGTGGCAATGGCGTGTATTAAAAACATATCAACACCCTGACAATGAAAAGGGTAATGAGTATGCACGATGGCTTGTGTCAGCAACGTCACCACTAATGCACGATGGTGGTTATGAAATGGGCGACCAATATTCTAATTTAGTATTGGAGTCTGGTTATCTAACATCAGCTACCGATGAGTGGAAACAATTTTATGGAGATTAAAATGGATATGCACCCACAAGTATATATGTTTAGAGCAGTAGCAACTAGAGCCGCATTAAAATTGTGGAATAAACATGGCATTAGACCCAATAGACGGACAACTAAGCGCACTCTATTAGATATAGCTACAATTTATACAGGTAATAAGTATAAAAATAGTAAAAAAAGTAGTGAACAAGCATATAATGACTTGACATTATGGATTAAAAGTAATAGTTAAATAAAACTTCTAGAAATTCTAGAACTTTAAAGTATTTAAAACAAGAGAGATGACCAATGAGACAGATAACATTAACTGAATTTATTGCCAACGTAAAAATGACCTGCGGCTCTTCATTTTATGGTCGAGATGATGGAACAACACCTCACTCATTTTACTTGAAAGCCGCTAGAAGTATGTTAAGACGAAGATTAGAAAAAGATTTGGAAAAATTTGACTACCCTCGTGATTATTATTTTTCTAAAGAGGATTCAGAAAAACTAGCAGAAGTTTACGCAGACACAGCCAAACTTATTCATGAGAAGATGAATAAATTTAACAATGAATATAATAAAATACAAAGATTAGCGGCGATGGTAAATAAACAAGAGAGATGACCAATGACTGATAATAAATGGTGGCACATAGTAACATGGTGTAAGTGGTGCAACGGTGAAGGCTATACCACTGACAATAACCCAAGCAAAAAAGCAGAAGTGTGTGATGACTGTGATGGTATAGGTGAGCATACTTATGTCGAAGAAGAATGGCGTTATGAAGATGAGCAGGAAGTACGAGATAACTATGAAGATATAAAATCAATTGAATTGTTGGAGGGTACATCATGGGGAAGTCCAACACTAAGCATGGAGTAAAGAAAGTAAATACCTATGCTAAATCATTACAAAATAATAAGTATAGACAACGTGTAGTACCTAGTGCTAAAAAGTATAAACGAAATAGGAGAGTTGAAGATGAGTGATAGAACAGTAGCGATTGAAGGTTGGGATCAACTTGAGTGGTTAATGAGTGATAGATGGGATATGACATTACAAGAAGCCTTGCAATGTATGGTTGATAATAATCAAGATATGAAGTTTCTTAATGATGTTAAAGGGTTACACGTATTAAAAATAGCCAATGGAGAAGGATAATGTTATTAGAACGTACATCAATGCTTAGTGATAAGACTACGACAATGGAGTTACCCATAACCAATGAACAGCTTGATCGTTGGAGACAGGGAGAACTTATTCAAAATGTATTTCCTGACTTGACACCGGATGAACGTGAGTTTATAATGACAGGTATTACAGCAGAAGAATGGAGAACCCTATGAATATATTTTATTTGCATCGTGATCCTGTCGTTGCAGCGCAGATGCAATGTGACAAGCACGTAGTCAAGATGATATTGGAAAGCGCACAGATGCTCTCTACTGCTCACCGTGTATTGGATGGAGATGACTACGCTAATTCACGAGGACTGTATAAACTGGTGCATGAAAACCATCCTAGCACACGCTGGGTACGCTCTCATCATAAACACTACAATTGGTTATGGAAACATATGATAGCCTTGATGGAAGAGTACACACACCGCTATGATAAAGTTCACGAGACAGAACGATTAAATGATCCACTGTCCATATCACCAGTTAATATTAATTTCAGCGATCACTTCTTAGACCCACCACAATGTATGCCTGATCAGTATAAAAACAAAGATACTGTGCAAGCCTATCGTGATTATTATATTGGAGAAAAATCTAACTTTGCTAAATGGAATAAGTGTGGTAATATACCTGAGTGGTACAAGATGGGATGACCATATTAAGGATGTAGCATTTGATATAGAGGAGATGACCAATGACTAAAAAATATTATCCCCATGTATGGGATTTAACATTTTGTCTTATGGATATCGACGGAAATCCAAAAAAAGACAAAGAGGGAAATATAATTTTGTATGAGGATTACAAGATGGATTGCAGTTCAATTTGTGATTTTGTTGATGAAAATAATTTAACACAGATAAAAGAGAAAGAGAAGGACAATAACTAATACAAAAAAGAAAAGAAATATCTATGCTAAGCCTTGACAGCGGCTCCCGACTACTCCTTTAAATAGGGTGACGTGAGTGGCTCCCGACTACTCCTTTAAATAGGGTGGCGTGAAGAAATCGGGTAGCTGTCGTTTATTTTTGTAAATTAGGAGAGTGACCAATGAATATACACCCAAGCCTAGAGAAGTTACCTAAAGATCACAGGCTACATCCAGATAAGGTGAAGCAGTGGATCAAGGTTAATACCGATATGCTTGCATCTATTCGTAAGGATGTGAGAAACAATGTTAAGGGTGCTATTGCTAGACAAGCAGACATTGAAGGTTACATTAAGAACATGCGTAAATATCTAAGAGATGGTGATTGGATTGATATGTTCTATGGTGTAAATCAAGAAGGTAAAATAATGTTGAAGTGTGTAGCTATGGCATATAACAGTGACGGCACAGCCAAGCGTGACGTTGGAACATGGTATCCAGACATGGGTATCTATACAAAGGAGATGGACGATGAGACTACCTGATGGATGGATGTCTCCCTATGAGTGGGAGCTATGGATGGAAAATACTTATGATGAAATGCCATCATGGTATAGTGATGTTAATCTGAGAGAGGATGCCTATAGGGAATACCTCAAGGACAACGCACAATATACTTCAAAAGAGGTAACTAAAGAAAGGTTGAGAAAGTTTCTTAAATAATATAATCATAGTTGCATGCTACAAGATAGTATGATATAATGTTATTATGAAGGATATAAATTATGAACAAATATAATTTTAAATATCACGATGAAGTACCTGATAATCTAGCAGATTATGTAGTAGATGTATGTATCTTCTCTGGGCTAGAAATAAATAGCTTGACAGATATTAAATTATCTGATATAAATGGTTTTCTAAATGGTCTTGAAGAACAAGCTGATGAGGTAGTTGAATGAGTGTAGTAGAGGGTAAGGTGTGGGGTACAACAATGCCCCTTATTCAGAGGCCACAGCTAGAGGTACATAGTATCTTTGTTAATGCTGGTGGCTATTGTTCCAAGCATAAACATCAATCAAAGATAAATGCTTTTTATGTAGAGGAAGGAGAATTAGAAATACATAGATGGAAAGATTATAACTTGGTAGATGTTACAATCTTATATAATGAAGATGTAGCTATAGTTCCTGCTGGTGAGTATCACATGTTTAATGCTAGAACAGATACTAAAGCACTGGAGATATACTGGTCTGAGTTACATATCAATGACATTGAAAGAGAAATAGTAGGAGGAGTTGATGAGACTCTTGATCTATTTAATTCTCCAAAGAAAAATAACTTTGCAAAAGTATTTAATATAGATGACTTAGAGGGGAGAAACTAATGTCTGTTATAATGGAAGTAGCAAAACAAAGTGGCAGTCCTAGATTAATTATGAAGGAAGATTATAATTCTCTAGATTTTTCAGAGAAGTTACAATGTCTAGTATCAATACGCACAGCTATTGAAAAAGAAATAGCCTTTACTGAAAAAGACTTCAGAAGATTTGTTAATAAACGTAGGTTCTAAAAGGATTAATACAATGGATAAAGATTTTTTTGAGTGGCTGTTCAAAGCACTAAAGATTGATGTCAATGGTAGGTCAATGTACTCAAACATTTATAAAGATGGATTTAAAAATGTTAATCGTTATACAAGAGCAGGTAAGAACGGTAAGTTTGTTACGTGTCCTCACTGTCATGCTGATACTCTTGTCTATCATTTCTCATGGGTTAAAATGAGTTGTAATAATTGTATGGCATCTGTTGATAAAGATGATTGGCTGGTTAAAGTGTGATGTATAAAATATTATTATTGTTATTATTTTTTAGTACATCTGCACTGGCACATATTTTACAGGAGATAAAGTTCTAGAAATTCTAGAAGTTTAAATATAAACATGTTTGTAATTGTTCAAGATATAATTAAAGAAGCACATAAAGACTTGAAAGAGTTTGATTGCTTTGATATTTTGACAACCCCTACTGGATTTCCAATGAAGTTTAAAACAGAAGGGGAAGCAATCAAATTTCTAAATGACTTAGGAATTGATATGCCAACAGAATCAGATCAAGGAGAAATTAGAATTGACAGACTCCATTAAACAATACAACGCTATGGTAACTCAACTAAATAAAAATATAAGTTCGCTTCAAATTATAAATAAACGTCAGGCTGAAACCATCAAACAGTTGAGAAGAGAATTATCTATAGCACGTCAAGAAAAAGGTTCTGGTAATATGTGGGCTGAGTTAGATGACAGCAGAGATAATTAATTTTTATAAACACTGGAAAGCACGTCAAGAAACATTAAGGAAATCAATGGGTTATCCAGATGATCTGTGGTACATGATGCTCGACAATGGGTATGATCCTTTAGATATAGATGAAGTAAAAAAATTCATAGATGATTTTGAAAAGGATATAGTGGGAAATGACTAAAAATTTATGGCAAAAAGACAGAGCAACCCTATTTAAAAATTATGTACGACAGTATAAAGAAGAAGGCTATGACGTAAAAGAAGCAAGGCAGTTAGCCAAGATTGAAATCAATGAAGTCATGGCAGACAAGGAAGACTTTGTAGATAATCTTTGGAAAGAAACTTTTGAAGATGTATAATTTAGTTTATAAAAATAAGATATTACAAAGATACAGAACAAAGCGTGAAGCAAAGAAAGAACTTGACGATAGATCAAACTTGTGCTATATGTTAAGAGTAAATCCTTCTGAAGCATATTCAATTACGAAAGGAAAGACCCATGCAACCAGAAGAAAAAGGTTGGAAAGGGCCATGCTCTGAGTGTGGATCATCCGATGCCAACCATCACTATCCTGATGGACACACCTTCTGTTACAGTTGTAAGACTCATAAACCTGCAAAGGAAGTAACCACTATGGCTACAGTACAATCCAATACAAATCAAAACTCTCTGAAGTTACTAAACTCTAGTAGACTTGCTGAGTACAATGATATACCTGAACGTAAGATTACAAAGGAGACTGCAAGAAAATTTAATACCCTCACCAAGAAGAAGGGATCAATGACAACTCACCATGTCTATCAATACTATGACAGTAAGGGCAATCACATCTGTAACAAGGTGCGTGATACTGCCAACAAAAAGTTCTGGTCTGAAGGCAACATGAATGGGGCTGGTCTGTTTGGTCAGAATGTGTTTACCCAAAAGGCAAAGTTCATTACCATTACAGAGGGCGAGGTAGATGCTATGTCTGCCTATCAGCTAATGGGTTCTCAGTGGCCTGTTGTCTCACTCAAGAATGGTGCGGCATCAGCGGTATCAAACTGCAAGCAATCGTTTGAATACCTAAATCAATTCGGTAATATTGTATTGTGTTTTGATAATGACAAGGCAGGTAGAAAAGCGGCAAACGAAGTTGCTGAAATATTTGAACCCAATAAATGTAAGATAATGCAACTTGATTTAAAGGATGCCAATGAGTGCCTCAAGGTAGGCATGAGGTCAGAAGACTTTATCAATGCTTGGTGGGCCGCAAAACCTTTTACTCCTGCTGGCATTATTAATCTACATGATCTTGGGGACAGTCTCTATGATGAAGACTATTGTGAGACTTGCCTGTACCCTTGGTCTGATCTCAATGAGAAGACCTATGGTATGAGAACAGGTGAGCTTGTCACGTTCACCAGTGGGGCTGGCATGGGCAAGTCAAGCATCATGCGTGAACTCATGCACCACCTCATGATGAATACCAAGGATAACATTGGTGTCTTGGCAATGGAAGAGAGTGTACGTAACACAGCCTTCAACATCATGAGTGTCGAGGCCAACGCTAGGCTTTACATTAAAGAAGTGCGTGAACAGTTTTCACCTGAACAACTACGTGAATGGCAAGAAAAAACCATAGGAACAAAAAGGTTCTTTGCCTTTGACCACTTTGGTTCAATTAGTAACGATGAAATCCTAGCTCGTGTACGCTACATGGCTAAAGCATTGGAGACTAAGTGGGTGATACTGGATCACCTCAGTATCTTGGTGTCTGGTCAAGAAGATAATGGTGATGAACGTAAGTCAATAGATATTCTAATGACCAAGTTAAGGTCACTGGTGGAAGAGACAGGCATAGGCTTGCTACTGGTGAGCCACCTACGTAGGCCAGCAGGTGATAGAGGTCATGAGGATGGGCGTGAGGTATCTCTCTCACACCTACGAGGCTCTGCCAGCATTGCACATCTAAGTGATGCGGTCATAGCCTTGGAGCGCAACCAGCAAGCAGACGATGAGCAAGCTGCCAACACTACTACCATACGTATTCTAAAGAACAGGTACACTGGTGACACAGGTATTGCTTGTTATCTACACTATGATAAAGAAACTGGTCGAATGACACAGATTGATAACCCTTTTATGGAGAATGAGTAATGGCTTGGTTAGATAAAGATAAGGAAAGAAAATGGAAAAGGGAATATAAGAAAAGCCGATATGAAAATGATCCTGAGTTTAAAGAAAAAGAAAAAGCTAGGAGAAGAAAATATACTGCTACACATCCTGAACAAGGTAAAGTTCAAGGTCAAAGATGGAAAGAAAAAGCTACTACCCTAGCTTCAGATGCTTTTTTCACAGCTAAAATTAATAGCTTGAGAGGAAGAGCCAAAGAAAAAAATTTAGATTTTAATTTAGATAAAGAATTTTTAAAAATTATTTTTCCTAAAGATAATAAGTGTCCTGCATTAAAAATAAAATTTAAAACAGGCAATGAAGGGGGCAGGTATAATTCTCCTAGCGTTGATCGAATTGATAATTCAAAAGGATATGTAAAAGGTAATATTATTTGGGTATCAAACCTAGCCAACATGATTATGTCAAGTGGCACACCTCAACAGGTGTTAGATGTAGGAAAGTTTTTTAAAGAACAGATGGAGAATATAAAATGAATACAATGGGGAAGCGCAAACAATTTGATAGGGCATTGTATGAAGTAGCAGATAGAGATGCAAAGGCCGCTACCTTGAAGTACATTAAAGACATGAACTACACCACCATAGATACAAAGGAACGAAAAGACTTTGATATTATCTGTAAGGCTGAAGATAATATTCATCACCTCTATGAAGTAGAAATAAAATATTCTTGGAAGGGTGATTGGAATCCTACTTGGAAGGAGATACGAATACCTTATCGCAAGAGTCGCTTACTTACTAAGTGGAAGGAGCAATACCCTGACGCACTCTTCACATTCATAGTGTGGCGTAATGATTGTAAACAAGCATGGCATATTGACGCAAATATTTTACTTGACTGTGAGGTAAAAGAAGTGTCTAATAGGAACATCAGAAAGGGTGAGAAGTTCTTCCACATTAACGTAGAGGATGCTTGTCTCATTGAGGTAGATTAAATGACAACAGCTATAGTTGATATTGAAACAGATAGTTTGAATGCAACAAAGATACATTGTATCGTAGCAAGGAGTTATGAAACAAATAAAGTTAAGGCGTGGGTAGGGCAGGAGTGTTCAGAGTTTGCTAGTTGGTCGCAGCAGATTGATACTTTTATTATGCACAATGGTATCAGCTTTGATGCTCCTGTCCTAAATCGTATACTAGGATGTAACATAAAGCTTAATCAAATACGTGATACTCTTATTGAGTCACAGCTTTACAATCCCATAAGAGATGGTGGGCATTCTCTTGAGGCATGGGGCAAGAGCCTTGGCTTTGAGAAGGGAGACTTCCATGACTTCTCAGAGTACTCTCCTGAGATGCTGGAGTATTGTAAACGTGATACAGAGGTAACACGTCTGGTAGCACAGGAGCTAGAGAAAGAAGGCAAGGATTTTAGTTCTCAGTCTTATGAGTTAGAGCGTAAGGTCAGAGCTATAATAGATAAGCAACAGAACAATGGCTTTGCTTTTAAATTAAAAGAAGCTATGATCCTACAGGCTCAGTTGCAAGATGAGTTACATGATCTAGAGCGTAAAGCAGAGGAAGACTTTGAACCCACAGTGGTTGAATTAAAAACCAAGACCAAGTATATACCTTTTAATATAGCAAGTCGTAAGCAGATAGCAGAGAGACTACAGGTTAAAGGGTGGAAGCCCAAGCAGATGACTGATAAAGGTAACGTAATTATTAATGAGGCAGTCTTATCAAAGATTGATATGCCCGAAGCCAAGATGTTTAACAGGTATTTCCTATTGCAAAAACGCACTGGCTTATTAAAGTCTTGGATATCAGAATGTCAAGAAGATAACCGTGTACGTGGGAGGGTAATGACACTGCGTACCATAACAGGAAGGATGGCACATGCAGTACCTAATATGGCACAAGTCCCTGCTATCTATAGTCCTTACGGCAGAGAATGCAGGGGCTTATGGACAGTGGATGATCAATCTAAATATCGCTTGGTAGGTGTTGATGCCAGTGGTCTTGAACTGAGATGCTTGGCTCACTACATGAATGACCCTGAGTATACCAACATCGTATTGACAGGTGATGTACACACAGCTAATCAGCAAGCCGCTGGATTAAGAACCAGAGATCAAGCCAAGACTTTTATCTATGCTTTTCTCTATGGTGCAGGGCCAACCAAGATTGGTAAGGTGGTTGGTAAAGGGCCAGCCGCAGGGCAGAACCTTATTAAAAAATTCTTGGAGCGTACACCAGCATTGGGAAGACTAAGAGATAACGTAGCAAGATGGTCTAAGAGTGGCACCATACCTGCACTGGATGGTAGGTTATTACATATTAGGTCAGAACATGCGGCATTAAACACCCTACTTCAAGGTGCTGGTGCTATAATATGTAAGCAATGGCTTGTTCATATCATGGAACGAGTCATAAAGGCTGACCTAGATGTAAGGTTGGTTGCTTCAATTCATGATGAATATCAATTTGAAGTAGCTATACCAGATGTAAATAGGTTTTGTAAATTAACAAAGGAGGCAATGACACAGACACAAAAAATACTTGGAGTTAAATGTGAATTAGACTGTGATTATAAAGTTGGAGAAACATGGGCTGATACACATTAAGTACTTGACAAATTAAATTAGATAGTGTATACTAATGGAGTTAAAGTAGTAGACAAATATATCAACAGCCACGATGGTGTGGCACTAAACACAAGGAGAAACATATGGCTATTCAACCTTTATATTTAACTGGTAAATGTTATTGGGCTTCTGTTGTAGAACCCAATAGTACGTTTGAACCAACATGGCAAGTTGATCTTTGCCTTGATGAAGATACTAAAGCTTTAGTTCAACAAGCTGGTTTAAAGGTTCGTAATAAAGATGACGAGCGTGGAGAGTTTGTCACATTAAAGCGTAAGGTGCAGGGTAAGAATGGCCCACGCAAAGCACCTATGGTAGTGGATTCCCAAAACAATCCTTGGGATAATAAACTTATTGGGAATGGTAGTGTGGTAACGGTAAAAGCCCTTCCCTTTGAGTGGAACTATGCAGGTAAGTCTGGTAAGTCGGCTGATCTTGCAGGAGTTCAAGTAGTGGAGTTGGTTGAGTATGGGGATAAAGACTTTGATGTTGTAGAAGGTGGCTATGTTAATAAAGCAGCCACTGAAATGTCAGATGATATTCCATTTGGTAACTAAGTGAGGATGGGGTGCCGCATTAGGGTTAGTGTGGCACCCTATTTTTATTATGAAAAAAATTGAAACATTAGTAGAAGATATATATGATCTTTTCAATCTTACTCCTATAGAAAGGGATGAAAAAGAAGTAGATAAACTCATAGATAAGTTTGGAGATATGCTTAAAGTTCATATCAAAGAATTTATGTATAGTAAGCCGAGAGATGGTCATCTAAGGTTGTCTGGTATTGGTAAACCAAACAGACAGTTGTGGTATGATGTTAATACAGAAACAACGGAAGAAAGTTTACCATCAAGCACAAGGATTAAATTTCTTTACGGTTATATATTGGAAGAATTATTATTATTATGTGCCGAAGTTGCTGGTCATACAGTAGAAGCACAGCAAAAAGAAGTATCAGTAGAAGGAGTATTAGGACATCAGGATGCAATTATTGATGGGGTTTTGGTTGATTGTAAGTCTGCTTCTGGAAGAAGCTTTGACAAGTTTGCTTCTCATAACATAGCAGAAGATGACCCCTTTGGTTACATAGCACAGATATCTGCGTATGCTCAAGCCAATGGCATAGATAAAGCAGCTTTCCTTGCTATAGATAAATCTACAGGTAAGATTTGCTTAACACCTGTTCATTCAATGGAGATGATAAATGCTGGTGACAGGGTTAAGAAAATTAAAAAAATTGTGGCAGGAGATAATGTACCTGATAGGTGTTACGATGCTGTACCTGATGGGAAGTCTGGTAATTATAAGCTTCCTATTGGTTGTGTTTATTGTAGACACAAGGAGTTGTGTTGGTCTGATGCTAATCAAGGGCAAGGCATTCGCACATTCAAGTATGCACATGGTAAAAGATATCTGGTACAGGTTGCAAAGACACCTGAAGTTGAGGAACTAACTAACTAAGTATGCACTGGAAGTATCACAAGAAGCCTGATCCCAACAGTCATTTTGGGTTTGTCTATCTTATTACAAACAAGAAGACAGGTAAAGCTTATGTGGGATGCAAACAGTATTGGCATAAAGTAAAGAGAAAGAAGGGTAGCTCCAAGACAACCAAGAGAGAATCCAATTGGGTTGTCTATATGGGTTCCTCTAAATTGCTATTGGAAGATATCAAGAAGACAGGTAAGAGAAATTTTAAGTTTGAGATAATAGCAGAGTTTAAAAATAAAAGAAGTTTAAAATACTATGAACTGTACTATCAAATGAAATATAATGTTTTATCATCTACCTTGGAAGGTACAGATGAACCAGCATATTATAATAATTATGTAGGTGGTAAGTTCTATAGACCAGTACAAGAGTTTGAGAATGAACCTAAAAGATTTAGATAATATACTAAAGCTACAATCAAAAGCTTTTAAAAATCCAGAGAATATACTATTCTTATCAGTTATATACCAAGCATTACTTGATGCAACTGAACCTAAAGTTGAGAATGAAAAGACAAGTATAACATCTATAAGAAATCAAGCAAAGGCTTGGTTCTTTGCATCAATAGGTGTGACAAGTGAAGACTTTGAACTTATCTGTGATAATGCTGGTCTTAGACCCTCAATGGTTAGAGAGTTTGCATACTACATTATTAATTCAGATGATAAAGATGAAGCCAGAAGTAGATTAAACCTTATATGGAAAGGAGCTAGTGATAGTTAGATGTCAGACTTACAAAGCGATCATGAATTTTATGAGCCTGAGTATAATATACGTGAATCAAGAGATAATTATGTATTGAGAAGATTAAAAGAAGATAGGGAACAAGTTGAGAGAATTAAGAAAGAAGCCCTTAACAAACAGGTAGGTGGTAATCATTATAAAGACTGTGAAATACAACCTGTAGAATATATATACTCTAATGGTCTTGACTTCTTAGAAGGTAATGTGGTAAAGTATATAACACGACATAGAGCAAAAGGTGATGGTGAGAAGGACATACGAAAAGTAATACACTATGCAGAGATGATATTGGAAATGGTATATAAGAAAGGAGAATAATATATGTCTCAGATGACCCATCTTGGGATCACAATTAACCCTGCAAGAGACAATTTATTTGATCAATTAGGAATAGCTAGGTTAAAAGAATCCTACATGTTAGACAACGAACTATCTCCACAAGAGAGGTTTGCTTTTGTATCTAAAACTTTTTCTTCTAATAATGAACATGCACAAAGATTATATGAATATGCCTCACAACATTGGCTATCTTATTCTACTCCAATACTTTCTTATGGGAGGTCAAAACGTGGCCTTCCTATTTCATGTTATCTAAACTACATTGAAGATACAGCCGAAGGGCTGGTTAATAATCTATCAGAGACTAACTGGCTATCTATGTATGGTGGTGGAGTTGGTATTGGGTTTGGTATTCGTTCTGCAGATGAGAAGTCTACAGGTATGATGCCACACCTCAAGATGTATGATGCTTCCAGTTTGGCATACAGACAAGGTAAAACTCGTAGGGGTAGCTATGCTGCTTATCTTGATATTGATCATCCTGATATACTATTATTTTTAGAGATGCGTAAGCCAACTGGTGATCAAAACTTTAGATGCCTTAACTTACATCATGGTATTAATATCAGTCATAAGTTTATGCAACTGGTTGAAGATTGTATGACTGATCCGAATAAAGATGATAGCTGGCAATTACGTGATCCTCATACAAAAGAAGTTAAAGAAACTGTATCAGCAAGAGATATGTGGCAACGTATACTGGAGATGCGTATGCAAACAGGAGAGCCATATCTACACTTCATTGATACGTCTAATGAGAAACTACCTGTATGGCTCAAGCAAATGGGCTTGGAGATTAATCAATCTAATCTATGTTCAGAGATTATACTACCAACAAACAAAGAACGTACTGCTGTGTGTTGTCTCTCATCTCTTAACCTTGAGTACTTTGATGAGTGGTCAAAAGAAAAAGGTTTTCTCAAAGATATATTGGAGATGCTAGACAATGTATTAACAATGTTTATTAATGAAGCACCTGATAGTATTGAACGTGCAAGATATTCTGCCATGCGTGAGCGTAGTGTTGGTGTAGGAGCATTAGGGTTTCATGCCTACCTGCAAAAGAAAGGAGTCCCTTTTGAATCTGCAATGGCAAAGTCCAGTAATATAAGAATATTTAAACATATTAGATCAGGTCTTGATTTAGCTAATCGTGAGCTTGGTTCTGAAAGAGGTTCTGCACCTGATGCCTTTGGTACTGGACTTAGGTGTAGTCATGTTATGGCTGTTGCACCTAATGCTTCTTCTTCTATTATCATGGGTAATACATCTCCATCTATTGAACCTTGGAGAGCCAACGCTTATAGGCAAGATACCCTCAGTGGTTCTTTTCTGAATAAGAATAAGTTTTTGGATAAACTTATAGAAAAGAAATGCCAAGACAATGAGAACCTTAACTATGATCGTATCTGGTCTTCTATTATAGCTAATGATGGTTCAGTACAACACCTAAGATGTCTAACAGATGAAGAAAAAGATTTATATAAAACAGCTATGGAGATTGACCAGAGGTGGGTCATTGAACATGCTGCTGACAGGCAAGAATATATTGACCAATCACAATCACTCAATGTATTCTTTAGGCCAGATGCAAACATAACTTATCTACATGCTGTACATTTCCTAGCATGGAAGAAAGGAGTAAAGACTATGTATTACTGTCGCTCTGAAAAGATTGGTAAGGCTGATAAGGTATCACGTAAGATTGAACGTGAGATTATCAAGGAGATTGATATTGAATCTCTTGCTTCTGGTGAAGAGTGTTTAGCGTGTGAAGGTTAATTGAAAGGATATTAATTATGGAACTTACTGCTGAGATAGCTAGAGAATTATTAACTTACAATCCTGATACTGGTAAACTTTACTGGAAAGAAAGACCAGCAAAATATTTTAAAAATCCTAAATGGCATATGAAGTCTTGGAATAATAAATTTGCTGGTAAAGAAGCACTTACAAACATTACTCGTAGAAAATCTGGACAGATAGCTAGATTAGAAGGCCATGTATTAAACAAAAGTTATTACACACATCGTATAGCGTGGTTAATGTATTATGGTGAGTGGCCTAAAAATCAAATAGACCATATAAATCAAGACCCTACAGATAATAGAATAAAAAATCTTAGGGATGTAACTAACTCTGAAAATAGTAAAAATAAAACATTACAAAAAAATAATACAACTGGTTATGTAGGGGTGTATTTTTATAAACATAAACGGTATAAAAAATATCGTGCAAGAATACGTATTAATACTATTTTAAAACATTTAGGATATTATGACACTGCTGAAGAAGCAGCAGCAGCTAGAGCAGTAGCAAATATTAATTACAACTTTCATCCTAATCATGGCAATCATAAAGTAACTACATGAGAACCAGTATGATTTATAAATGGTATTGTCATCTAAGGAGTAAAGACTATGGAATTTGTACCAGCTTCTTTTGCGCTGTGTCCAACAGCAAACATGATTTTGACCACGAAGAAGACATCCCTCGAAAGTGGATTGATAACAGAGGAGAAAGACCCTATGATGGATAAGTTAAAGCTACAAGATAAACGTAATTACTTTAAACCTTTTCATTATCCTTGGGCCTATGACCTATGGTTAAAGCATGAGCAATCACATTGGTTACATACTGAAGTACCTATGATTGAAGACATTAAAGATTGGAAGAACAACCTATCTACAGAGGAGAAGTATTTTCTTACCAACATCTTCAGGTTCTTTACGCAGTCTGACATTGATGTAGCTGGTGGGTATATAGACAACTACCTACCTAATTTTCCACAACCTGAAGTACGCATGATGCTATCAGGGTTTGCTGCTAGAGAAGCACTACACATTGCAGCTTACTCGCACCTGATAGAATCTTTGGGTATGCCTGATACTACATACAATGAGTTCTTGGAATACGATGCCATGCGTGAGAAGCATGAATACTTCATGTCTAATGTGAATAACAAGAAGATATCCTTGCCAATAAAGATTGCTGCTATCAGTGCATTTACAGAAGGACTAGCATTGTTTTCCAGCTTCATTATGCTTCTTAACTTTCCTCGACATGGTAAGATGAAGGGTATGGGGCAGATTGTTACATGGTCTATAGTAGATGAAACACAACACGCAGAAGGTATGATTAAGTTATTTAGAACCTATATCGAAGAGAACATGAAAGAATGGAATGATGAAACTAAGTCAGCTATCTATAGTATAGCAGAAATAATGGTTGACCTAGAAGATAAGTTTGTAGATCTTTCCTTCAAGATGGGTAAGGTTGAAGGACTACGTGATACTGAAGTAAAAGAATACATAAGATATATTGCAGACCGTAGGCTTATCTCTATGGGAATGAAAGGAATCTTCAAAGTTAAACGTAATCCCCTACCTTGGGTAGAGACTATGATTAATGCACCTACACATACTAACTTCTTTGAAAACCATTCCACTGACTATGCCAAGGGTGCATTGACAGGTAGCTGGTCAGAAGTATGGGCAGAAAGTGCTTGACAAAAAATTAAATGTAGAGTATAATTACAAAATGACTGACCTTTATTTAGATACAGAACAAAATACATTGGAAAGTAAAATGAATTATATGAACTTTCTTTTACATGAAATAAGAATATTAAGGGAAAGAATACAACCCCATGATACAGGACATATTCATACAACAATTAATACCTTAGAACAAAGGGTGAACGAGATACAGAAAGAAATGATATCAGAGAGAGATAGATGAAGAAATCCCCAAATACAGTTTACATAGGCTATGATCCAAAGGAAGATATAGCCTATGAAGTTTTAAAGTTTACGATTGAAAGAATAGCTGTAGATAATGTACGTATTGTCCCTATCAAGCGTGATGTACTTAGACGCATGGGCATGTACACAAGAACATACAGCACAGTCAATGGTCAAATGATTGACACGATTGATGCTAAACCTTTTTCCAGTGAGTTTAGTTTTACTCGCTTTCTAGTACCAGCCATGAACATGTATGAAGGTTGGGCATTATATATGGACTGCGATATGTATCTCAGAACAGATATCAATGAACTGTTTGAAGAGTATAATACAGATTACTATCCATTGTATTGTGTCAAGCATGACTATCAACCCAAAGAAGGTTATAAGATGGATGGACGTAAGCAAGAGAACTACCGTAGAAAGAACTGGTCTAGTTTTATGTTGTTCAACTGTGGTCATGAATTAAATAAACAGCTAACACCAGAGATTGTTAATACGCAAACAGGTGGTTGGTTACATGGTTTTGAGTGGTTGCCTGATAAAGAATCAGATATTGGTACGATACATCAAGAGTGGAACTGGTTAGATAATCATTCACCAAAAGACATTGAAGCCAAGAATGTACACTTCACAACAGGTGGGCCTTGGTTCAAGGAATGGAAATGTGGTAGGGATATTGATGGTATGTATGCTGCAGAGTGGAATGGAGATTATACCTATCTTGCTGGTCATGGTAAAATAAAGCCTTTAGAATGGGAAAAATGAGATATAAATTTGTAACATGTTTTAATGAGGAGTATCTACAGAAGATGACTTCTCAGCTACTCAAGCTTATGAGTAGTTCTTGGCAATCTTCTATTGATATTCATTGTTATTACTATGATATTGATATAAAGAATTATTCTTTACCCAAAGCCAAGAACATTCATTATCATAATCTTGAAGAGATAGAAGACTTTAAAGCCTGTAGAGAGATTTGCAAGAAGCATGATGGTACAGAAGGTGGAGCAGTACAATACAATACTGCAATAGATGCCTATAACTTTGTACCAAAGGTCATAGCTCTGACAGAGACTGCATTTACTAATGGTAACTCTTGGTTGTTCTGGATAGATGCAGACACAATGTCCAAGAAGCTTATTAGAGTTTCTGATATTGATAAACTTCTACCAGAAAAACAAGAGAAGTGTGATATAGTAACCTTGACCAATGAAGAAGGTGGCTATGAATTTTTCTTGCAGGGCTTCAATCTGTCACGTCAAACACCAGTGGATATGCTTGGTGATTTAAGAGGTGCTTACTTATCTAAAGAGTTTTTAAACTATCGTGAGTGGCATGATGGTTTTCTCATGAACAGGTTGATGACTATCTACATGGCTCATGGTATGAGAGTACATGAAGTCAGTTATCAAAACTCCATAGCTGGTGATATGTTTATTCATCTGCAGGGTAGTACTAATGTAGCTCTACGTGACATGGATGGCAATCGTATGTTTGAATTATCTGATGAAGAAGTATCCCCTGATATACTTCCCAACAGATACAAGCAGCTTGCTGATGTTATAAGGCTCTATAAACCAAAGACTATTCTTGAAACAGGCACATGGAATGGTGGACGTGCTATTGAAATGTCTTTGGCTGCATTGGAGAACAACGACTCAGTGCATTACATAGGCTATGACCTGTTTGAAGATGCGACTATGGAGACAGATGAAGAAGAGTTCAATGTTAAACCACACAATACATTAGCAGCCGTTGAAAAAAGGTTTAAAGAATTTGCCAATGTAATAAAAGAAAGAGATGGTAAAACATTTACTTGGAAATTACATAAAGGAAATGTACGAGATATACTAGATAGTAAGTCTTTTAATAAAGTTGACCTTGCTATGATTGGTAGTGGTAACAGTATCAAGACTGTTAAACATGAATACAACATATTAAAAGACATACCAATAGTAGTCATGGATCATTACTTTACAGAAGATGATGAAAAAATACCACCTGAACAATATCATGGAGTTAAACTTGCATTTGATAAGATACCTACGAAGAAAGTTAATGCTGAAGAAACTACTGAAGATGGTTGGACCGTGTTCGATGAAACTGTTGCTACTAGGAAATACGTTCTTCCTTCTGGTGATACTGTCATTGGCGGTGGTCATACTCATCTGTGTTTAGTTCTTCATGATGAAAAACTTGTTGATTGTCCTGATGAGCTAAAGAGAGTTCCCATTGTCGTACATCCTAGAGATTGTGTACCACAAGACTTTATACAAGATAATATTAAAGCTAATATGAAACTTATTGATAAAGATAAGTGGATACACAAACATCCTATTCATAGAGAATCAGCAATACTTGTTTCTGCTGGACCTTATCTTGATATCAAACAATTAAAACAAACCATTAAAGACTTGGGTAATCCAAAAGTAGTTTGTGTTAAACATTCTTATCCTACTTTAATTAAGAATGATATCAAGCCTTGGTGTTGTGTTATCCTAGACCCTCGACCAATTACAGGTACGAGTACACATGGTATTATACGTAAGGATCTATTTAAGAAGATAGATAAAAGTACCAAGTTTATGGTAGCTTCAATGACAGACCCTTCTGTTACAGAGTTTCTAATTGAAAAAGACTGTGAGATATGGGGATGGCATGCTTTTACTGATGGCCTTAGACAAGAAGATGAACAAGGTAAATCAATAAAGAACCAGCAAGTCAAGATAATGGAAGAGTTAAACATACCCAAGGGTGCTACTCTCATTACTGGTGGTACGTGTGCTGCCATGAGAAGCATTGGTATGCTACATACAATGGGCTTCAGGGATGTACATCTCTTTGGATTTGATTGCTGTATGGAAGAGCCTACCAAAGAACAGAAGACAGAGACTACAGGAGATTTGGAAGGTGGTGAAACACCTAGACCCAAATACTTTCAGGTAACAGTGGGTAATAATACATACTGGACTACAGGAGAGCTACTTGCTATGGCTCAAGACTGTGAGAAAATATTCTCTGATGAAGGTCTTGAAGGTGTCTTGACATTTCATGGAGAAGATACAATGGTAGCTGACCTATGGGAAATAAAAGAATCTCAAGAGAAACGTCCACAATTTAAGGGTTATTATGATTGAATCAAATAGATTTTTTAGTCGGTATTCTCCTTCACCTAGATATACTCAACTTCTTGAAGAGTATAAGGAGATGCATAAGAGTTCAAAGGGTATGTTCAATGGACGTAGCCTTGTAAAGTATGTTGATATAATTAAAAATTATTTGGAGAAGAATGAATGTAAAACACTTATTGATTATGGTTGTGGTAAAGGACTTCTCTATACAGATGATTATGAACTAGTAACTGAGAAGAAGCCTTACTATAGTAATATTAACAAACCATTAAATGAGTATTGGAATCTAACAAAACATTCTTTATATGACCCTGCACATGAAGAACATAGTGAATTTCCTATGGGATTATATGATGCGTCTATATGTACTGATGTATTAGAACATGTACCTACTGATGACCTTCATTGGGTTATTAGAGAGATATGTGGCTTTGCAACCAAGATGGTCTTTCTCAACATAGCTTGTATGCCAGCTTTGAAGAAGCTTAAAGATGGTAGTAATGTTCATATATCATTACATAAACCTGAAGATTGGTTACAGTTTATTGCTGAGATTATAGATAAGAGTAATAAAGATATAATAGTTTATGCTTTCTTTGATGTCTTTGATGATAATGAAAAATTAGTTACACAAGGATTTAAAATACATAGACGAATTAATATCGTACCATTAACTCAGAAAGATGAAAAGGGTACAGCTTTAATGGAGGAAAAATGAAAATATTTTTTATTGCAGTAGTAATGTGGTGGTCAAATGTTATAGAACAGCCATACCTAAATACAGTAGAAATAGAAACAAAAAATAATAAACCACTTTTCTTTAGTACAGAAAAAAAATGTTATCAGTATATACAAAAAAATATTGATGATATAAAATCATTTGGTTATATTACTTTTCCAACTGCTAATGCAATAATAATGATAAAATGTATTGAAAAAAAGGGAATGGTTTAATAAAGGAGAAGAATAATGGTATTAGGAATAGCAGATTCAATAGTAGGAGTAGCAGGTAAGGTACTTGATAAGTTTGTAGCAGACAAAGACCTGAAAGCTAAGTTAGATTTTGAGCTACGCAAGGCATATGCTGATGCCAACCTTGCTCAGATAGATGTCAACAAAGAACAAGCGAAACATCCCAGCCTGTTTGTTGCAGGGGCTAGGCCCAGCATCATGTGGATATGTGCTTTTGGTCTAGGTTGGCAGTTTGTTTTTCTCCCTGTAGCTGCATGGTATATAGCATTGACAGGTCAACCTATACCCCTACCAGAGATTGAAACTGAAGGCTTGATGTCTCTAACACTGGCATTATTGGGTCTTGGTGGTATGCGTACCTTTGAAAAAAGAAACGGTACACACAGAAATAATATGAAGCACCGTTAATGGGACTCAATGAGAAACAAGAGAAGTTTGCACAGTCCTATATTCTACATAGGAATGCAACTGAAGCTGCCAAGGCTGCAGGATATGCTGCAGGTTCAGCAGCCAATCAAGGTTATAGACTTATTAACAATGATGAAGTAGCTGAACGTGTTAGAGAACTAGAGAATGAACTTGAAACTAACGTAGATGTTATTGAAGAGATTGAGAACCAATATACATTTGCAAGAGCCAATGGTCATACTAACAGTGCGTTGAAAGCCCTTGAGTTGTTATCAAGAGTGCGTGGCAATAACTCAGATATAGATACAAACCTAGATGAGAAGTCTTTAGAGGATGGAATAGTACAGTGCCTTAATATTTTAGGTGCAGATAAAGTACTTAATATGTTAAATAAATGTGACTTCATGAAAGAAGAAGATAACAATGATACTGATTAGTCCTCCTTTTGGTAATTATATTTCTTTAGATGAATGCACCAGTGTAAAAGGAACCTACACTTATTTTAAAAGAAGGGGATTAATAAAACAAATACTAAAAACTCTACGTCCTGTTAAAGGAGGATGGAGAAACTCTATTGGATTACGTAACAAAGGCATATGTAATATAGAAAAATATGATAGAAATTGTATATATAGTATCACAGCATTAAAGGCAACTTCTAAAATTTATTATCCACCTTGGTCTGCTATTCATTTCCAAATTCCCAGAAGAGTTTCGCTGGAATTAAATATAGGATGTCCTAATGTATCAAACATATCAGAACTTAGAGACTATCATGCTATACATTTTATAAAAAAATTTAATAATGTTATTGTTAAAGTTCCCCCAACATTTAAACTAGATGATATCATTAGAATACACGATCTTGGTATTACCAAATTTCATTTAAGTAATACTCTACCTATGGTAGATCACAATGGAAATGGGTATGGTATCAGTGGTAAGAGATTAAAAGAACAGAACCTGCCCCTTATAGAAAGTGTTGCATCATATTTTACCACACAAAATACACCAGTATCTATCATAGCAGGGGGTGGTATCTACAGAGAAAAGGATGTACATGACTACTATAATGTAGGAGCTACAGATTACAGTCTAAGTACTGTGTTCTTTACTCCTTGGAGAGTACCTGAAGTACTGGATACCATCAAAAATCTAAATCGACAGTAGGTGGGGTAGAAGCCCCATAGAGAAGCATCTTATTTTACCCCTACCTAGACTACCTTTGTACTAAAGAAGGCTACTGTATGGGCCTCTATGGGCTTTTAAAAGGGTATCTAAGAGTAATATGGAGAGGTAACTTCCCCTTCCTCGTGTGATACACTAAAAACATCATCAGGAAATTCATTTATTAACATGTCTTCTACCCCTAATTTAAGGGTGAAGGTACTGGCAGCACACCCTGCACATGATCCTGTAAGCTTAACATGTACATTCTTGGTATCTTCATCATAAGATAGTAACTGTATATGCCCACCATGCATAGCAATAGAAGGGGCTACCTTATCAGCCAAAGCATCTTCTATCTTAGCAAAGGTTGTCATTTTCAATCTTCCTCAACTTACCCATTAAAATGTTTATTATATTCTTCAACCCATTTACTAAATCGTTTTTGAAAGACACATGGTATTATTGCATGTATTACTAGAACAAAAGACATAACAAATGTTTCTGCTGCCATACCCAATGCAAATATAAAATGGGTAGGGTAGGTCATCTTAACTTCTTTTAAATGTTTCTGCATATTAATACCCATACTGTCTAGGAGATTGTCTCCCCTTTTTTGGTTTTAACAGCTTAAAAATTCTTTCATGTTGTTTTATTATCTTCTTTGATTTGTTTCTACCTTCTTGAAGTTCTTTCTTTATATCTTCCATATCTTTCATGACACGTTCCAAATCAAATTGCATCTTGGCTTGGGTAACAACAACAGACTTTTGTGACTCCTGTTCATAGAATTTATATACTGTTTCTACTTTGCTATCCAGCTTGGAGACATACCATATCAATCCTATAGCTTGTAGAACCATAGCAAATATTAGTGCATAATTTAATTTAATATTATCCATCATATACCTCTTGGTTTATAATCATAGGGGTTACGTTCCATTACAGAACCTCCTCCCCTTTTGTTTTCTTGTTCTGATTGAGAAGTTTTTGCTATTCTAGTAGGAACAAATCCAACTTCTTTCATAAGTCTTGTATAATCATCGGGTGATTTTGCTAATGCTACAGCTTGCGCTCTAGCCCATTGTTCTTTTGTTTTAAAACCAGCAGGTAGTGGGCCAGATATATCTATATCAGGAGCTATTCTTTTATAATTTTCTATTGCTTTTTTTGAAGCCTCGTGTTTTTCTTTTTTAAGTTTGTCTTTTGCCTTTACTTGCTTAACAGTAGTCTGTTTAGTCTTGGCAAGATCAACAACAATAGGTTCAGAAACATTCATGTATCGTTCACCACCGGGAAAAACTTTTCCAAATAGATCGTGTTTATCATTCATAATTGTAGTGACCTCTCCTTTTTTATTAATTGAAGTCATATAATTAGCACCACCTATTTCATAAGCATCTGTTTTCATAGTACCTGTAATAACAGCAGGTTTTCCTTTAAGAACTTGTTTAGGATTTAAAACAGTTAGTCCTGTTTTTTGAAGTGCTTCTAAAAATCCTTTGTTAGTATATTTCTTTCCAGAAGAAAAAACAGATTTTTTAATATCTGATAAACTTATACTATTTAAACTATATAATTTAGTAGATAAGCCGGGATCAAGTTCTCCTGCCGAACCTGTATGTACTCTTCTTATATTCATTTGGTGGTTTTTACTTGCATCGTAGCCAATAGCAGGAAGTTTTTTAATACTTTTAAATATTTCTTGTACACCCTCTTTACCTATACCTGATGGTATTACATCTCCTACTGTTTTAAAATAATCATTTACATTAAAAGTTTTAAAATTTTTAACATGATCAATTTTATTTATATTTTTATGTATACCTTCTAATCCACTGTTAGGACCAAAGTACTGCTTTGTCATAGATCGTGTTTGGTTAAATTGACCCATAGCTCGTTTTCCTGCATCATTAGCTTTTCGCCTTAATTCTTGTGCAGCTTCTTTAAGTTTAATAAATTTTTCTGTCTCAATATTTTTTTTCTTACCTTTATTTTTACCTGATTTAATTGTTTTAATTTCACCAGTATATGCTGATCCATCTTTCCTCATGGCTCTCATTTGTTTTTCTAAAGGTTTTAATTGAGGAGTTATTTCATTAGAAACTTCAAGCGCAGTTTGAGCAGCTTTTCTATCAGCAGCACTGATATTAAAATTGCTTTGAAGTCCTCTAGCTTGAGGATCATATCTAGCTTTAAGTATATTACCTATTCCTTCTGGTACAGTTTTTAGATAAGTTAAACCTTGTGTTTTTTTACCTATACCGGGTTTATAAAAACCGGGAATATAGTTTTGTAAATTTGTAAATGCTTTTTGTCCTGTTGTTTTAAGTACTTTTTTAACTTCTGAAGGTTTATATCTAAGTCCTCCTTGTCTAGGCTTTATTGATTTTATAAGTCCACTTACTGTTCCTGAAGGAAGAAAAGGTATTGCATTTGATAATAAGAAAGCTAGATTAGTTCCACTAGGATCATTTGTATAGCGTCTAATATCTGCTGCTGCGCCAGTAATATCTCCAACAATAGGAATAATTGATGTATATAAAGCAGCTTGATCAAGTGGGTGCATGTTTCTCACCGCCTCAACATCTGCTAATGCTTGTCTTCTATCCCTTCTATGTTTAGTTGGATCACCATATTTAAAACGACCTCTACCTCTCGTAGGTGATCGTCCACCTTGACGTATAATAGAACGTAAGCCACTTCTATCAACCATCATTCATCCTTTGTTAAATAAAAACCAAACCAACAAACAATCGCAAGACCTGCTACACAAATTAAAAATTCTATTAACATTACTTATAACTCCATATCCAAGGTCTAGGGTTCTCATCACTATCTTCCAGATCATCAATGTGTATAAATCTTTTACTTGCTTTACCTTTTTGTGCTACACCTATACCTGTCATACCAGTATCCAGTGCTAGACGTACCAATCTCAGTGCTTCCTTACCCATAACCAATACATCCACAGCCCTGCCCTTGGTGTGTGCTGAGTTTCTTGTACCACCTATTGCCATATTATGTGCAGGATGTCGATAACCTGAAGTAATAATCATTGGCTCATTAAACTTTATTCTTAGCTCTATGAGTTTTGACATAAACCTTTCATTCATGTCACACTCTCCAGTACCTCTACATTGCATCTCCTGCTCTGTAAAGAACTCCCAATTCCTAGACATTACTTTATTATTCTCTCCATTAAATTATCCAGCTTACTTTCTACACGATCAAAGCGACTCATAATTTTATCAAGGTCTTTATCAACTTCTTCTTTGAGTGCATAGTCTTTAGCTATTTCCTCTCTGGTTCTGCTTACCAGTTTTCTATTTTCCTCTATCTTCACATTGATACCTCTCATCCACCATATAAACGAGCCACACGCAAGACTCAGTATAGCATTCCATATCATGTGGCTTGAACCATCCATTATTTATTTTCCTTTATTTAAATTTATTAAGATAATCGGATAAACTAGTTCCATTAGAATCTTTTGGATTGTATTTACCACCAGTTTCTAAAAATTTTTTCATGCCTTCTTTACCACCTAAATGAGCAACAGCAGTAAGTCCATTACGAGTTACAAGAATACCCTTTATTGTTTTTCCAATGTATGAATTTAATTTTTCATTATTAATATATTTATTTATATCATTAACATGCCAATTAAAAACTTCATTTTGTAATTTAGAATTATTTAAAAATTCTTTTTTAGTAAATTTTTTCTTGTTAGCTTTTTTAAAGTCTGATAATCTACGATTTCCAAATTGAAATGTACCCATATAACCTTCTGTATTAACAGCAGTAGGATTATTAGAACTTTCAGATAATGCCATCTGTTCTTTAAAATTATTTTTTTGTTCAGGTTTTACTTTAGGTAATGGAGCAGTAGGTATCTGTCCCTGTTGCAGTGCAATCTTTAATTGCTCTTCTTCACCTACATTTAATGGACTAACACCTACCAAGTTCTTAAAGAAGTCTCCAATATACCCACCTTCAGCCATGCCTAAAGGTATAAATTCTGGTTTTTGATTAGTAACTTCTTCTGCATAAGCTTTAGAAAGTTTCCCTATAATTCCAAGTGGATTTCTATCACCAAATTTTTCTTGTAAAACATTTATTAAATCTCTATTATCTATTGGATTTAAAACAGCTTGAGAAAATGGAGCCTTCATTATCAATAATGCTTCCTCTCCATTTTTTTGATATTCCATATTGGGTCCAGAAACAGCACGAAAAATTCCATTTACACCTAAAGATTTAGGATTGCCGTTTATATCTTGATAAGAAAATAAAGAATATAGATTTAGTTTCTCTTTTAATTTATTATAGTTTTCTCTTTTTACTTGCATAGATTCTCTATATTCATTTATTATATCTTCAGCAATAGTTGGGGTAATTTGTTCTGGTTTTAATTGCCTTAAATAACTTGTAAAAGATTTATCACTTAAATCTAACTGACGCATATCTTTGTAAATACTATATCCTATAGATTTATTAATATCATTTGTAACAGTTCTTTGCCCTGTCATTAGCCAGCTATTCATATCATCCATAGTTAAAGGATAACCATATGAATTACGAGCTATTTCTGCTACCTCTGAAGCTTTCATTTGATCAAAGTATGCTCTAACAGCTTGAGATGTTCCCGGCTCTAAAGTCCTAGCAAGTTCAAAAAAAGTACGTTTTATATTTTCACCACTCAGTCCCGGTTGCTCTTCTGAAAATAAATCTCCATGACCTATCATGCTTGCAGCAATATTAATAAGACCATCCGCTACAAACTTTGGAGATGTATATGGACCTAAAATAGATTTACCCAATCCTTCAAGAGCATCTCCTATTGTAGTAGAGCTTAACATATCTCCACCAAGTATCCGACCAGTTAATCTTACACCAACTTTACCAAAATCTGCTGCATCATATTGTGCAGAGTTTGCATATCTACCTATTATAGATCGTTGACCAGTTTTAGAATCTACTATTTCTTTAAAACCTTGTAACACGTAAGGGTTAGCACCTCTTGCAAAAGATGGTCCTGTTGATTCAATAACTCTTTTATTTATTTCATTTTGTTCAGAAGCAGAAATATTTTCATTAGGAGTTTCTGTTAATAATTCATTATTAGCATTTACATAAGATTCAAGTCCATAAGTAGTAGCAGCAAAACCTGTTCCTCTTCTAACACCTCTTTTTATTAATCTTGCACCTACTTTTATATTTCCTTTTCTTAGTTCATTAGAACCTTTAATTAAATCTGTTAATGAATGTTTAATAATATTTTTAGATGTTCGTACCATTTCAGAAGGAAATAAAGCATACGTACCAACAGGTAATCTAGATAACATTCTAGCTCCCGGTGCAGCCACACTATATGAAGGCATAACATCACGAACTATTTCAGATGCCATTGAAAATAATTCATCATCTGAAACAGTATTACCATATATCTTTTTTAATTCTCTGTATTCTATTTCATGAGCTATTAATTTAGCATATGTATCAGGAACACCATAAGCTTGACTTAAATTTTCCATACCTTTTTTATAAGTTTTTCGTAAAGGGTTTTCTAAAGTTTTACCATATAAATTAATATTTTTACGAATCATCTCTGAAGATAAATCACTATCAACAACACCTTCTTCTCTTAATCTTTCTAATCTTTTTAAAGATTCTTTATTATCTAATTTATACATTTGGAATACATCTTTAGTTGCTTGTTGAACAACATCATCTTTTCCAATAGCAGAAAATATATATCCATTACTTCCAAGATTTTGAACAGCACCTAAAGTATTTACAAAGTATGCAGGTATATCTAAAACTGTTTGAGTAGCCTGACCATATGCAGCAACTTGTGCTAATGTATTACCAAATTTTCCACCACCTAACTTTGAATTACTCCAGTAATCTATACCATTTTCAAAATAATTAAAAAGTGTTTCATCTGTATAAATATCTTTTAAAAGTTTTCCAGACTGAATACCTTTCTTTCCTAATTCTTGTTTAACTAAATCTTCTAAATTTTTAGGAGTACGAGCAGGAGGTTGTTTACCTTTTTGTTTTTTAATAGTAGCTCTTTTCTTGGGTAAAAAACTTACAAATCCACCTAAATCTATAGTAGCTGTATCTCCATCAGCTTTTTCTAAAGCTTTACGAGCAAACTCATCTAGTGTTGAAAAGTATTCAGCACTTTTAATTAATTTTTGTTGAGTGGTTAATGTTTCAGCAAGTCTACCTACAGCATCTTTTCTTTCACCTAATAAATTTAATATAGGTTCAGTTAAATCTTGTCTTCTTTTTAAAGAATTTAAAGATTTTCTAGTGTTTGTTGCAGCTTTAGGAGTAAGATCGCCTAAAATTTTTGGTATGTCTAAAATAAAATCAGTAGAGTCTGTATCACCAGATAAGTTTCTAACTAATGCAGCTATTTTATTATCAATTTGTTCTAGTGTATCTTTAGGATATTGTTTTTTTAGTGCATCTCTTGCACCCTCTACTTTACTTAAAAACTCTGCATCAACTTTTTTACCTTGAGGATCTAAGGCATCTATAATTTTTTGTAAGTAAGCAGGATTATTAACAGCTTCAAAACTTCTTGTTATATAAAATTTACCTTCACTACGATTAACACCTAATTTTTTATCACCTTTTAGTCCAAGTAAATTATTTAATTTATTTTCATTTCCCTCTATTAAACTTCCTATTTCTTGTAAAGATTTTAATACTTGAGTTCCTTGTAAGGAAGATGAAATAGTTCCATCATCAAAAAAGTTATTAATATCATCGTCTGTAATTCTTGTATTTACTTTATTTTTTATTCTTTCTAATCTATCTGCATTAATTTCTTTTTGTAATTTCTTTAAAGAAGCTTTTATACTTAAACCAACATTGCTTCCTCTTTCTTTTTTAAGAGCCGCATTAAATACTTCTCTAGGAAGTGTGACATTAGATTTAAAAAATCTTCCTACTTTTGTATTTAGTTCTGCTAATCTCTCTGTTATATTATGTCTAACAGGTTTACTTGGATCAACAACATCAGTTTCTTTTTGTAATGTTTTAACTTTAACATTTTGTGTTGAAGGAGCTTCTTCTAAATTCTTACGTACAGCATCTGCTATATTTTGAGCATCTCTACCAACAGGCATAACACGACTTAAAATACCACCAGTAATCATTCCAAGACCTGTAGATATAGCTGCTTTTTCAAAATCTATAGGACCATCTGGTTTAGCAATAATTTGTTCTCCTACATCAAATCCACCGCCATATCCACCACCAGCAACTATTGCAGCCCCTGTTTGTTTAGCTTTTAAAATTTTAGCAGCTTGGCTTTTTAATTCATCATCTGTTACTTCTTTAACTTTTCTTTTAATAGTTTTATCTTTACCTACATTTTCAACAGCTTCTTCAACTATATTTTTTTTAGTAAGCTGTGCTGTTATTTGATTTTTAAATGCTAGTTTAGCTGCTGTAGAAGCTGCTTTACCACCAATTAATTTAGCAAGCACACCTATACCTAATGTACCCACTAAACCTACAATAGTTTCAGGAGCAAGTGCAGTGTTTTTAACAGCCCGTAAAAAACTTTTCATATCTGAATCTGCTACTTCAAATTGTTGTAGAGAATCAGACCATGCTCTTTGCTGCTCTTTAGACATATCTCCTATATTGTAAGCAGTCAATCCAAGATTAGTTAAATCATTTCCTAATTGTGAATGACGATCCATAAACCAATCGCCTATACTATTATAACCTTCTTCTTCTGCATTAAACTCTAAGTCGGGATTTTCTTGATTCCAAATTATTTTTGCATTTTTTATCCAATCTTTATCAGTAGCTAAAGCAGATACAGTTCGAGACTCTCTATCTTTAATAGCTTTTTCATAAACTTCTTTACCTAAATCTCTAGTACGAGGTTGTACTTTTTTTAGAACATCAGAAGATATTCTGCCTCTTTTTTTAGGATCAACTGTAACTGTTTCTAAAGAAGAATCTAAAGAAATACCTAAAGGAATAAAATTAGAAGATGCCATAATAAAACCTATTGTTGTACAATACCTATGTCGCCATTTTCATTGGCAACTACTTTATATTTTTTACCACCAATTTGTATAAGTTTATTTATATACTTGCTTTTATCTCGGTTTATAGCTATCGTTGCTCTATCCCTACTACTAAATGTTCCAACTGTTTCAACATTAGATTTATCATCGTATTTAGGAGTCTTTGAAAACGCATATCTAGTAGCTTCAAGTTGTGCTTTATAACTTGTACTCCCTAACTCATCTAATTTATTTAGATAGAGTCTTCTAAATGTTTGCAAACGGTCCATCATGTTTTGATAAAGTGGACTTTTCAAAGAAGGAGAACCTTTTCCTGCACCTAAATTTCCAAACTGGTCAATTACAAAGCCATACTCTTTTGCTATTTCCCTCTGTGCTTTTTCAAGCTGACTTCCAAAAGCTTTATCACCTTTACCTTTATTTGCTGCAGCCTTGGCTTTTAAATAATCACCATGTATTTTATATTCCTCCATAAATCTTTTTCGTATATTACTATCCATGTTTGCTACTTCTACTTGCTGCGCTTTGGTAAGACCCAAGAATTTTAATTCACTCTTAAATCCTAATGTATCTACATCTTTCATAAAATCCATTTCATCTTTTGCAAGTGTCATTAACATTTTATTCTTTTCTTTTCTATCAGCATCTGCATTAAGAGTAGCTTGTTTAAAACCTTCTGCCATATTAGTAAAAGCATTACCACCCGGCTTACCTATTGCTGCCGCAACTGTAAACCAAAACTTTTGAAATGCATTTGGATCTTCACCAACAAGGTTTTTAACCATGCTTTGATATTTATTAAATCTGTTTGTTTGTTTTTGTTGAAAAGCTTTTGTCTCTTTTCTAATACCTTTTATTTCTTCTTTAGTAGCATTTCCAGTTGCTAATACTTTTCCTTCTTCAATCTTTGCTAAATTATTTAAATTTGCAAGTGTCCAACCCCTTACTCTGTCTACAGCACTAGGATCATCGGCTCTTCTTAAAATATCTGGACCTTCTCCTACTGAAGAGGTAATAGAACCAACATTGGGAGGTGCCAATCTATTCATACCTGCTTCTTTAACAGCTTCTCTTGCTGCGTAAATATCTGATACTGGTCTATTTGCACCTGTTTGAAATGCTGCATCTTCATCAAGAAGTTCTCCTCCTCCTACTTGCCTATACACTATAGGTGGCATAACTTGACTACCCATATTTCTACGCATGTAGTTCATATAAGGTTGAGCTTGAGCCATTGAAGCAAGACCACCTCCAATAGAACCACCACCTTTAAATGGTAATTTAAAACCACCTTTACCAAATAAACCTACTCCAAGACCAGCCAATGACATTAGAGTTTTACCTAATCCCGGTCCACCACCAGCTTGAATACCTGTTGTTGCATAGTTAGGTTGTTTCCATATTGGATTACCTAGAAGAGACTGATACCATTTATTGAGTTCATTTCGTGCAAACTCTTCTCTATCATAATATTTTGTTTGAGCTTCATCCAACATTGTCTGAGCCATCTGTTGTTTTTCTTTGCCTATAGCATCTAATAAAGCTTGCTCTTTTATACCACCAGTAAAAATTTGCCTATTTAAATTTGCCAAATCAGTAGCAGTTTGCCTCTCTCTTTCTTTTTGTTGTCTAAATAAGTTCTGAGCATCTTCATAAGCTTTTTGCTGCCCCGTAGCCTCTATATCAGCCAATAATCTTTGTTGTCCTGCTTCCATTTCAGCAGATTCTATAGCGGCTCTAGACCCTAGACCAGACATACCACCTGCAGCTACTGCTTCTGCTTCAAACTCAGGACGCTTTGTTCTTTCATATTGACGTTGGGCTGCTGCTTTCTGAGCATCAAGGGAAGCTCTAAGATAAGGAGACATATATTTTTGAGCTTCGTCAGGGGTAAATTCAGAGGTAACTCCTCTAGTTAAACCAAGAGCTTCTTGTTGTATAGGAGCTTGGCTTCCTACTAGAGAAGCTAATCCTTGTTGAGAAGCAATTTGTTCAGGTGTAAAACCAGCAGTAGTCATGCCTGTATATGGTCTATAGCCTCTTTCTAAATTAGATTCATAGAGCCTTTTATAAGCATCTTGTGCCTCAAGCATATCTTTTTTCATCCACTCAGGATATTGACCTAACTGAGTCCCTGTGGTAGTGGTTGGTTTATCTCCAAAATTTAACGCCATGACTATACCCTTTCCATCATTGGTCTTAATGCAGCCAATCCATTAATTTGCTCTGGTTGCTGCGTTGTTCCATAAGCTTTTTGCCGTATATTCTTTACTACTTGATCCATAACATCTGCTCCTGCATCTGCACTACCATTACCTAATGCAGCCATTGTATGAGCATCAACTACATATTCATCAGGACTTACAGCAAGTGTACCTACTTGATCTCCATCCTTTCTTTCTATTATTGGCATATAAACATTATCTTCCATGCCATGACCTTTTCCCGGTACTTGACCAGAAAATAAATCACGCATCATAAGATTCATTAATCCACCACCAGTTTCTGCAGTAACAGGAGTTTGAAGAGAAGGCATCAAAGCATCCATTGGTAAACCTTTTGATGTACTAAGTCCTGCCCTATCTGCTAAGTCTATTATAGCTTCTTCTTGTAATGATTTACCATTTGCTTTAGGTTTAGTTAAAATTGTATTAAGTGTTTCTTTAAGAGGTGGAGCTAAAGGCATTGGTGGTAATTGAGAATCTTGAGGTGGCATCATAGGAGGCATACCACCATCTATAGGAGGTGGCATCATAGGAGGCATATCAGTGCCTTGAGGAGGCATAGGAGGTCCACTAGGAGGCATAGGAGGTCCACTAGGAGGCATAGGAGGACTACCAGCACCCGGAGGTGATTGCATTAATTTAGCATCGTCCCTTAATGTAGAACTTTGCATAACCTCTTTTAATTCTTCCATATTAGGTACTGACATTACTTCACTCTTCCATAATTAGATTGTGCTTTTGTTTGATCTGCTATAAAATTTGAATCTTCAACAGATTTTATTTTTTTAAATGTTTTCATTTTCTGTGTTAATAAATATCTACTATGATCAATAACATTACCTTGATTAAGATTACTAATATAAGTGCTATTATTAATTAAATTATGATATTCTTCTGGTGACATTTTTTTCATTAGTTTAAATTCTGCCAAGATGTTTCTGTTCCAAGACTAACATATCCTTTATACTTACCACTACTTGCTGAATATGCTATATCTCCTTTACGTGGTCTTCCTATATTTGTTACTGTAACAACCGTATAAATATTTGTAGATGGAGCAGCATCAACATCTACATCTCTTGTTTGAAGTTCTGATACTAATAATGCTGCCCAACTTTCTACTGTGCTATATAACTCTCTTAATTCATCATTACTAATTCCATTAAAGTTTGTTGGAAATGTTGGGTATCTTGCCATTATCTTTCCCCATCACCTTGCACCGCTAGTCTAACTTCTCCCCATTGCCAGCTTGCATTTTGTGAACTACAAGACACCCTTATTTTTGCTTGCCTTCCTCTTGCTCTAAAATTAACTTTATCTGTTAGTTGTGTAACTTCAAATTCTTTTGTAGTGCTTTCACTACTTTCTGGATAATTCTTAGTTATAATTTTTACTTTTAGTTTTCCTGTGCTTAAATCAAAATCAGGTATTAATCTATTCATATATAATATTTGGTTACCATCTTTAATATCAAAATCAGCAGACTCTATAAAAGAAGTAATAGTATTATTATTAGCAGTAAAATAATCTGGTGGCTCATTATTATAAAGTCTACTTTCATTTGAAGATACACCTGTAGTAATTGTATTACCAAATACTTGTTGATCTGCATATGTTGTAAAAATACCTGTACCATAAGTCCAGTAATTATTTTCAGGTGAGAATATCACATAACTATCACAGTCTGTAACTCCTGATTCATCTGAAGCATAGAGCCATATAATTTCTTTAAACTCTGAATTAATACCTGTAAATACTTTATCTTTATATTTTATATTAAGTCTATCAAATATATATTTTTTAACTGTACAATCCAATGTTCTTACAGAACCATCATATTTATAAAAATTATCATACCCCATCCAATATGTGATACCATTATAATCTACTGCTGCATGTGGTGCAATCATACCACAGTTTGTACCAGCCTGTGTAAACTTAAATGTAAATGGTGGTCCTGCAAACTGCATTAACCAAAGAGCATTATCTGTCCATATATTAATAGCAGTTCTTGAACGTACACCCCCTACAATCCTAGTACCATCAGTTAAAACTACCTCACCAGATGTAGAACTTACTGAAGGAACCCAATTAGTACGATCATCTTGGTCAGACCAACGTACCAGCATGGGATTAAATGTACCACTCACAGTAGCAGTAGGAGAATACTCATTGGCTCCCAAGGCTATTAAGTGTCTATCATTGGGCGATACAACAATTGAGTTGACACTAATAGGAGAAGTTGTTATAGATGTAGCTCTAACAGGTACAGTAGAAGCATCACTATCAAAATAATATATATTACTTCCATTTCTATTTGCTACAACATCATCGCCCCAATTATCAAGACTCCATTGTGTTATATCAAAAACAATATCAGTAGCATCTGCACTGGCTGCTTGATTCCATGCTCTTGTATCAGAAGCACATACAGTGGCTTGATAAAGAGCAGCACCATAACCTGTACCACCAACAGCTATTGAATTACCTGTGGGTATCAGATAATTAAATGTAGCTGACCCTACATCACTTCCTGTAGCATTTGCAGCATCTGTTACAGAGATTGTAAATACAGCAGCACTGTCTACCGATACAATTTGATAAGTGTTGCCTTGTAGACTAACATTATTAAATGCTGCTGAAGATGTAAATGCAACATAATCTCCAACACTTCTACCATGTGCTGCATCAGAACAACAAACTCTAGTTGTGCCAGAAGAAGTACCAAAACAATTTGTTAAAGTAACGGCTGTAGTAATTGGCGTTATATCTACAATTCTATCACCATCATGTTCATAGAGTTTATTAGGTGTACCAAACACAGCCCTCTTTTTACTATTAGCACTTTTATATGTAATTAAATCTCTAGCATTCCCATCAAATGTAGCACTAACTTTTGTTTCATACCCACGCATGTTCTCAGGTTTACCTGCACGAAATCGAACACGGTCACCATCATACCACTTACCTTGTTCTTCATATTGAGTAGATTCTCTATGAAGACCTTGTTTAAGTTTAATTTTACGTAACTCAGTCATTTACTATTACTTTAAATCGTTTACCATTACACCATCAACTTTATCAGTAGCTCTTACAGAAAATACTAATAAGTCAACAGAACCTCCTGCTGCAGTTAAAACAGGGTCAGACCCACCTGCAAATTGAAATACAGAATTATATCCAAGAGTACGACTTCCTGTTGAATCTTGTATACAATAAATATGTCCTGTTTGTCCTACTGTTAAATTAGTAGGAGCCGCTAATGTTCTATTATCAGTTAGCGTTACAACAAACTGATTATTAGTAGCCATATTCATAACAATACTTGCTGCATCTGTAAGTGTTGTTATTGCTTGATGTACAGGCGCACCTGAAGCTAATGTTACGGCTCCTTCAAAACGTGTTGTACTTTTATTTACTTGCGCTCCTTCTACTGTTACAGTGCTTTTAAAATTAGATGCACCTGATACAGTAACTGTAGAATTAAATTTAGCAGCACCTTCTACAGATACAGCACCTTTAAAAGTACCTGCACCTACTACCGTTACTGTACTACCTATTTGGGCCGTACCCCCTACAAATAAATTATCAGCAACACAAACATTATTTGGTAAAAGATTAGCACTTCTTACTGAAGCTCCATCACAAACAACATGTTGAAATGTAGTAGATGACCTTCCTAGAGTAACACCAGTATTACCTGCCACTCGCATCATAACAACATCACTATCATTATTAGCAGATACTTTATTTAATACAGCATAGGATTTACTATTATTAGGGACAACAAGAAAGATTGAAGTTGCTACTCCTCCAACTGAACCTTTAATTTCCAAGAAAGCTTTACGTGATTGGTCATCAGCACCATCATTATTTGTTAGGTTTACTGTTGCAGCACTACCAATAGATATAGTAGTATAACCTGCTATAGCTTCATCAGCAAGACTAATAACACCATCATTTAAAATCTGACCCCAACTATTAGGATTTTCTCCATCACCCTGTTTAGTTAGTCTTAGATTAGTTGTATATGTACTTGCCATTTAACATCTCCTGATATAATATCCAAATCATTTATTTATCCTTGTGTACCTGTAATTGTACCATTATTTGTAACTGTTACTGTATTAGAGTTCTTTTTAACTGCGTATCCTGCAGAACCACCAGTACCACCTGTTCCTTGAGAAGTACCTACTGATGCTGCTGAACCATTGCTTCCTGATGCACCATAATTACCACCATCACCACCATCACCTGAAGTTGCAGAAGAGCCACCACTAGTCTCACTTCCACCTGCTCCACCACTTGTAGCAGCATTTGTACCAGCACCACGACCACCAAGACCACCTTGAATACTGACTGGGTCATCGGTATCTTGTTCGCCAAAGGCTCCACCTCCACCACCTCCACCCCCACCACCTGCGAGGACAGAAGCACCAGAGTTTACAACAAGAGTAGCATTACAAGCAAATGACATAGCATCACCACCATCTCCACCATTACCACCATTGGCTTGTGATTGTTGTTCACTACCACTACCTCTAGTACCACTAGCACCACCATAGCCTTTAATATCACCACTGATATATACTATTACAGTATGTATACTACCAATAGTTCCTGTTTGCCATGCTGGACCTTCAAGATTAGTACCGGGTTCTGCAGAAGTTAAAGTCACACCAGAGTTTAATCTGTAGGTAATCTTTGTTGGTATATCATTATCAAATCCTGCTGCATCAAGTAATGTTCTGAGATTAACATTCTCAGCATCAGAGGTAGTAGTAATATCAATACCACCACCCATAGACATCATTACACTTCTTTGAAATCCTGACATTACTTAACTTTTGGCCTTTCAACACATTTTCCTGTTTTTATTTCTGCATTAACTGAACTATTAACTATAGCTTTTACCTGTGCTTTATAAATTTCACATTGATATTTTTCTGGAAATGGACCTATCACAGCTTTTTCTTCCACAGGTATATTCATAGGAGAAAGTGTAAGAAAAGCTATGACTGATATATAATAAAACATTTAAATTAAACTTTCCCTTTCTATCATTTCTTTCCAATCTTCTTTAATAGTTTCTGTCCATAAAGCATTAGCTATTGACTGTACTGATGCGTCTTCTCCACTTATATCTGTATCTGTGTGTGTCCAACTACCATCAGAATTTTTAACAGATGAATATGGAATAATAGAATGTCTATGTGGAACTCTTGAAATTTCAACACTATCTTCTTTAACAATAGTATCTACTCTTACAGATATTGCTCCGCTAGTTGGATTT